GAAACGGTTCTTGTTAACCGTTGCCATTTCCTAGTTACCCTCCTCGAACAGTCTAGGCTGTGCCCGGCCCTTACGAACCAGGAACACCACCTTCACATTGCGGTTAGCCCGCATTGCCTTAACCAGCTCCCGCTTCCGGGTCTGGTTGTTGTAGACCCACTCGGTATCGCCTACATCGTAATACCTCCCGTCGGTTGGCACTAGCCCGATGATGGTAGGCACCTTGCAGATGGACGCAAGGTCGTACCAGCTGGTGTCACCATCGGTAAGTACTACCACCACTTGGGCACCATGGTCTATGGCGTACTGGATACCAGCCTGCATGTCGGTGCCACCACCAACGTGGTCGAACAACAGGTTTACGTCGTTGATGTTCCTGATTACCCGCTGGTTCTCCAGCTGGGTTGACCATGCCACGCCCATGAACTGTGGCATGGCCAAGCGCTGGAGGATGTGGCGCACTTCTGCGTAAGCCATAGCCAGCAGCTCGAAGTTCATGCTACCGCTTACATCGGCCACTACCCACAGCTCGGGAATCGGCCTATGTGTGCCCGGCAGCACAACATCGGTAATCTCCAGCTGCCTACGGCTACGCCGCTGGTAGGTAAAGTCCTCGGCTTCGTCGCTAGCACGGTACAGTGCGTCCCGCACCAGCATACCGAGGATATGTTGCCAGTCCACCGAGGAAGCGCTTAAGTGCTCCTTAGCCAGCTGGTACAGCCTTTCGGAAACACCGTACGGCCTATAGCCACCCTTGTCCGTGGCCTCTACGATGTCCTCAGCTGTCTGCTTCAGAGCACGCTCTACGCGCTCCTGCCTTTCACTGTCCCCGCTACCGCTGGGGCTACTCTGGTTGTTCTGTTCCTGGTCGTCACCTCCCTGGTTGCCTTTACCGGAAGCCAGGCACCCGCCATGCGGGTGCTTGAGCGTAGCGCCTTGGCCACTACTGCCTTGCTGCTTCTGCTGAAAGCCCTGGTTACCACCGGCTTCCTGCTCGTCTCCACCGTCTCCATCGTTACCGGCCATGGACTGCTGCTGCTGGAACTGCTCTAGCAGCGCTTTAAGGTACTTCTCCGCAGGCTGGCCGTCTTGCAGGTTAAACTGCTCCGGCATCAGCGCACCGTCCGGCAGCTTAACGTGGGTTTCGTCCAGCGCACCGCTGTGTACCAGCTCGTTGTTAATCTCTAAGTCCATGGCTGCATTGACAAGCAGCCTCTGCTCATCCGGGAACTGGTCGTATGGCAACCGCTCGAAGTGGCTACGCAGTACGTGGTGGATTTCGTGCAGCAGCACGCCAGCCACTTCCGACGGTTCCAGCTTAAACAGCAGCTCTCCGGTGTAGAGCCTTAGCTCCTTGTCAATGGCCAGTACCAGGCCCTCCATGTCGGTAGGCTGGATATCCAGCACCGACAACAGCCTACGCAGATACGGGAACCGCGTAGATAGTCGCCAGGCTGCTACCGACACTCGGTCCTTAGCGGCTTTAGCCTTCTGCTCGTCCATCTTAGGCGCCCCCGGTAAGGATGCTGTGGAACTGCATAAGCAGCTCCTTGACCTGGGTGGAGTTAGCCAGATGCCTGTTGTCCTTAAGGAACTTGGCGAACTCCTTAGCCGCCATGGCTGCCATACCTGGCGAGTTCAGGTTACGCGCAATGTGCATCAGGATTTGCGCAACCACGTTAACCGCCTCCTGGGACGGGTTCTTGACAACGTGGGCAACGATGTTCTCCAGAACCGTGGGCAGCGTCCCGTTAGCCAGCAGCGCAGACCAGTTGACCTTAGTCCAGTTGTCCTTCTCCAGAACAACTTCCGGCTTGTCCACTGCCGACGTAACGTCAAGCCAGGTCATGAACTTGGCTGCCACGCTAGCGCCGACCAGGCTAGCCATGGTCTTCTCGGCAAGGTAGTTGTTGTTAGGCCGCAGCCATTCGGCTGCACCCAGAGCCAGGCTAGCCAGGAACCAGGTCCGTCTACTGGGCCACGGTCCAGACCTAGCGGCCACATCCTCCGGGTAAGCCGTGAGGAACTGGCTATGGGCCATCAGGAAGTCAGCGATACGGTTCCGCCAACCGACTTGCAGTTCCGCGATAGCCTGCTCGTCCTCTGCGGACAACCGGGGAAGCGGCTCGTGGCTAGGCCAGTTGCCAGTCCGCATACCCTCGAGCCACTGGTCCATGGGGATGTTAAACTCAAGGTGGGCCATGCGGTTGGCCATAGCCGGAGTGAAGTCGGTACCGCCGTTAGCCTCTGCCTGGTTGATGGCAAGCACGATGCGGACCTGCTTAGGCAGCTGGAAGTTACCGACCTTGCGCTCATCCACCACCTTAAGCAGCGCGGCCAGCACGCTCCTCGGAGCAGTGTTAGCCTCGTCCAGGAACAGAACTGACCACGGATGCGTGTTCACGCTAGCGGCCAGGTCGGTAGCCCACTTGCCGGGAAGCAGAACGTAGTGCCCGCTCTCCTTATCGGGCACTGGCACACCACCGAAGTCGGTAGGGTCGTGGGTAACGGCCACCATGGTGTGCAGGTAGCCGCCAGTGCTTTCCTCGACCAGGCTAGTGAGGAACGCGGTCTTGCCCTGCCCCGGAACGCTGTACAGACACACCGGGACGTTGGCAACCAGAAGCGCCTTAAGGATGTCCAGCTCGTGGTTCACTTTACTCACCTTCCTCTGCGCAGTTGTAGCAGTTCTTCGCGTGCTTCGGGAAACAGGGAACGTCGGCATGTGCGTGGTAGTTAGTGAACTTCTCGTTCCACGCAAACGCCTTGCCACAACGTAGGCACTCAGCGAGCAGTGGCTTGCTGCTTCGCAGATTGTGGCCACAGCCTGGGCAGGTGTACTTAAACAGCCTGCCAGTGCTGGTGCTGTTGGTGCTGGCGTTGCTTGCTGGCGCGTTCCGGATACCCTCAAATGCGCTGATATCCAGGTTATCGGCTGCCCAGTCCAGCAACTGCTTACCGGGCCGGTAGGCCATTACCGCACTAGAGCCATTCTCCGGCTCTACACCGAACAACCAACGGATTTCCGGAACCCAGAACATAGGGTTCCTGGTTGCCATTTGCAAGGTTGCCAGCTCGCAAGCCCGACCAACGGCTTCCGACAGCGCCTCTACTGGAGTAGTCAGTAGGCTGATGTCTACGAAGACCTCGTTAGAGGCTACCGTCGGTTCTGGCTTCTCACTGTCGCTGGCCAGCAGAGACAGCGTGGTGTCTGTTTGGCTGGTCCATGTGGCTTCCGTGTACCAGCCACGACGCCGCTGCCGTGACGGCTTCGGCGCTGCCAGTACCACCACTTGCTGCTTGCTATACTTCCGGCTAGCGTAGTGGTAGTCCTGGTTGCTGCAAACCGCCTCGATGTAAGCGTTTGTGGCTCTGGTCAGCTCTGCCAGCGCCTTACTGACAACGTTGTTGTCCACTTACAGGTACCCCCTTGCGTCGTCCTCGTCCTCACGGTCCCCAAGGACGATTTCCTTGAAGGCGCTTCGGTGGTGGTGGTGGTGGTCCGCCACCGGCGTAAACACCACCTTCACCTCGACCAGCGCTTCCGCCCAACTGGCCAGGCAGTTGAACGAGCAGAAGTCCAGGCCACCGACGCTGTTCTCCAGCAGCGCCTTGAACTTAGCGTTGTTGTACAGCTGGAGAAGCTGGTTCTGACTGGACATGAACAGGTTGACCGTCAACCACGGACGGCTGACGTTATCGTGGCTCTCCTCGAAAGCGCAGTTGTTACACCGCAGCGTCTTGACGATAGCCATGGTTCCTCCCTTCACTTCTTGAGGCTACCGGGTTTCCGGTAACCCTTCTTCTCCCAGATGGCGCAACCGCACTTGCTGTCACGGTGCTCGCCGTTACCGCCGTGGATACGACGGGCCAGCCTCAGCTGCGCCTTGCGGAGTGCCTTTGCCATCCGGTACCTCCTTCCGTCTCTACTGGCCTACCGCCGCTACCCTGTTTAACCCATCACCTCCTTCCCGGTAGCGGCTTGTTCACGGATTCTGGGGCCAGTATAGCCGGGCCGAAAGGCCAAATCCATCGGCCGAAAGTCTCGAATCGCCCCTACTTTGGTCTTAGGGCTCATGGCCTAGGTCTTTCGGCCCCGAGGCCGCGAGTTTACAGTCAGAGGCCCTAGGTCTTTCGCAGCCGTCGGAGCGGGGGAAGGGAGATAGTGAATCTGCGCTGCAGAAAGGGAAACGCTGCAGGAGCATCCTAGTTGGGCACCGGGGAATCGAACCCCGCTCCAGCTGTTTATAAGACAGCCGCCAGCTACCAGCTAGCCTGTGCCCAGCCACCGTTTAGGCGGAAAGCTCGTCCAGTACCTCAAGCGCCTCGGCGTTCTCGCCAAGGATTCTCGCCAGCTCGTCCAGCAGGTCTGGGTTAGAGGCGATTACGTCGCGGATACCATCAGCCATGTACGCCAAGCCCTTCTCTTCCATGTCCTTGAACCACAACTCAAGCTCCTTGGTTGCCGCCTGCATCTCGGCATCTGTGTCTCGCTTAGGTCGAGGCACCGTCTCCTCCTCTATCTATGAACGTCGTCGGTCAACTCTCGGAGGAAGTCGTCCTTCGAGAGGTTGTTCCAGTTCTCGGCGAAGGCTACCAGGAAGTTCTTCTTCGCCTGCTTGAGGCGCTTGTGAATCGCCTGCGGGCTCACGCCAGCCTCCTCAGCGAGCTGCTTAAGGGTGTACTTGGCGATGTAGTAGTCAATCAGGATGGACACATCCTGCTCGCGCATGGCAGCCAACACCTTCTCCATCCTCGCTCGCTTCTCAAGCTGAGCCAAGGAGAGCCCTGAAGTATGGCTGTAAGTCATGAGCTTCCGAACCGCCTCTTCGAAGTTGGGCTCCTTAGAGATAAGGAGTTCCTCCACGGTCGTCTCGCTGTTGCCGTTCGAGGCCATAGCCTCGATGGATGCATGGCGCTCCCTGCGATACCCGATTTCGTGGGTACCGAACTTGGTGTTCGTCCTGCTAATCACCTGACTTCGCCTCCCTACGGATATTCTTCTTCGCATATAGCAAGTAGCGGGCACAGTGCAGGATTATCTCCACCCAGTCCTCTGGGCATTCCTTAACGTTGGAGTACAGGTCGTCCACGAACTCCCAGTTCCCGTCCAGGCCGAACCAAACCTTGAGGTTGCGTGGCTTGTACCAGAAGTCCGGCCCGTCCGCAGCACAGAGCACGTCGTGCGGAGCCTTGTAAGCCGTCTCCAGAGCCTCCTTCCTTGGGCACGTACACCGACTGAAGATACCTACTAGGTTCTTTGGGTCTGCGCCGAGGCTGCTAAGTACCTTCCCCAGGATAGCGTCCTGCTCGTCCAGGTCAAGCATGGTGTAGTTCGGCGGCAGGGCCTGCATGAGCCTGGTGTGGAAGCAGTTGTCCGCGTGCGGTGACCACTCAAGCTCCTCACGGATGTCTCCGGTACGGCAGTCGCACTCTTCTGTGGGCCACTTAACCCGGAAGATTTCGCAGTCAAACGGGAAGCGCACGCCGGTATAGTAGAGCGCCTCTGCCAGGAACCCGATACCCAACTTAGCCCAGGGACTCTCGTAACGCTGCTCGCCCATGGTACCTCCTTAGATAAGAGAGCGCTTACCACAGTACGCGCAAGTCACTGTGAACCGCCCCGTGATGTCCCACAGATGGCCACACGGCCACGTCCAGAAGCACCTCCGTGAAGGCGCCTTCAACTCCTTACGACGTGCCCGCCGCTCTTTAGCGAGTTCCCGCTTCGTACGTTCGGCCATCAGTTACTCCTTAGTCCTGGTCCCAAGGCAGTAGCGCCTTAGCCTGTTCGCGAGCTAAATCGGCCGCACAGTAATGCTCCTGGTGCGTAAGGCAATAGTTACCATCCATGGAACACGGTACCATATAGTTTAGGAGCAACACAATAGTCCGCTCGGCCTCATCACTAAGTCTGTCGCCGTCGTTGCAACAACAGCACTCCTTCATCTCAGTTATCCTCGTTCTTAGGCAACCTATAACCCTTACGCATGAACTCCCACCGCTCGAACACCCGGCCGAGCGTGAACCCAGCAGAGAGCCCAGCGGCGAATGCTAGCATAGCCTGCACCAACAGCATACAGTCAACCCCTTTTAGTACTTACCCTCCAACACACGCTTACAATCAACGCGAAGCGTCTGAAGCGTAGCAATCGCGACCTCGGTTGCGGTCAGCTGTTTCTCAAGCTTCTCGCGCTGGTCCTCAAGCTCCTGCTCAAGCTCGTCTACATCAATCAGCATATCTTGTATGCGCCGTCGCACCTGCTTAACGCCCTTCCCACCGTTCCGGATAATCTCCGAAGCCGTGGACAGGTATTCGTAGTCCACCACGAGGCTACCCTCGCCGGGAGCTTCACGCACCCACGAAAGCTCTTCGCCGGTGTCCCTGTTCTCCCCGTATATCTCGACGATGACCATCTGACCCACCTCCTTCTCATCGCCCCCATGGCGATGTGAGGCGATAGTACGCGCCCCGCCTAGGGATGTCAACCCCTTTTCGAAGATTTCTTCTCACCCTCCCCGGCCAGGGCAGCCAGGGTTATCTCGTCCCGGAGCCAGAAGCAGAACTTGAAGGCGTCTTCGAGCTTTATGAACTCCCCTCGGACCGTCTCGGTGCTGAGGCCGGAGGCCCGGCGCTCGTACTGGATAACCCGATATCTGGTGTTGCCCTCCACCGCTCGTACGGAGATATCTGTAAACACGATGACATCTTCGTTACCTGGCTGCTGCTTCTGGCTGGTGGTGCCAGTACTAACGGCAGCCTTATACCACTGGGTCCACTGCTGCTGAAGCTGCTTCAGCAGTGCTGGGTCCATAGGCGGATAGCCTGGATGGGTGCCATAAGGTGTAACATTGGCAGTTGTTACCGTGGTCTTCGCGCCGCCCTGGGCTGCGATTTTGGTGTTGATGGCAGAAGTGGTTGCTGCCGTCTTCCTCATACTCCTACTGCTGCTGCTCTTCGAGGCCATCGTACCACCAGTTCTTAACTCGCTGAGCTAGCTTCGCTTCGCTCATCTTCTCCAAGAACCTAACGTTACCTGTCGAATCCACCGCGCCGACCATGACCTCCTTGTTGCTATACTGCCAGACCACCCACACGTCGAACCCTCGCTGGACCAGACGCTTAAAGAGCAAGCGCTGTCCAAGGCCCAAACGCTTGTTCGCCTCCTTGAACTCGATGACCAGGATACGCCCGGTCTTGGCCTGGTCGAGAACCAGGTCTAAGTCGGTGGCTCCAAGTTGCCCCGGCAACACCGGGGTTAGCCAGCGGGAATAGTCACGAAGCCCTAGATTAGCGTCTTCGACGGCTGTGCCGCAGGTTGGACATGCCAGAAGAGGTGGCTGTGCCATGTTTACTCTCCTTCCTCGTCTTCGTCACCGAACAGCTCGGCGAGGATGTTTTCGGTACCGGACTTAGCAGAGGCCCAAGAGCTTCCGAAGTGAACGTCGAACACCATCGGAACCGACAGGCCGTCCCCAGCCACGGCCTCAATCTCCCGTTTAAGGTCGGGAAGGCTGGGCGGGTCTTCGGGGTCGTACTCCCACAGCAGCTCGTCGTGGACTTGGGCGATTAGCTTAAGATTAGGCCAGCGACGGCTGGTGTAGAGCATGACCCGCCGAACCACATCGGCAGCGCTTCCCTGCACCACCGCATTCGCAGCCTGCCGGTCAGGCCGTCCGTCTCCACTCTTCCAGTGCCAGCTAGAGCCCGTAAACCTACGGTAGCGGCCGTCCAGCGTTGTGACGAACCCCTGGTCTTGGGCACTGATGATGATGTGCTGCCGCCAGGCGAAGTACGCCTTGTACAGCTTGCGAAGGTCGTCGAGCAGTTCTTGTGAGTATTTAGTCAGTTCTCCCGCTGTCTTGTTCGGTGTAGCCCCAGCCATGTAAAGCAGCTTGCCTATCTTGTCAGGCCCTGCGCCGTAACCCATCGCGAGGATTAGGGTCTTGGCCTCGTTCCGCGTAATCTTCAGGCGGTCTGCCGTCTCCTGGTACAGGTCTCGGTTGTTCCTGAAGATGTCCAGGAGCACCGGGTCTTGTGAGAAGTGCGCCATCAACCGGGGCTCCAGCTGCGCGAAGTCGCCGACGATGAGGTTCCCCTGTATAACCTCGCGAATCTTCTGCCCCTCCTTGGTCCGGGCCGGGATGTTCTGCAGGTTCGGGTTCGAAGAAGACAGGCGCCCGGTCACCGTACCGGTCTGGTTGAAGTTGGCGTAGATGCGGCCATCCTTGGCCGCCACCCGCTGGAAGACCTCGATGTACGTGTTAAGCAGCTTGTCGTAGCGCTTCCATGTCAGGTAGGTCTGAACCCACTTCTCGGTCTCGGGCTTCTCGAACTTGGTGGTAAGCAGGGTATTCCGGTTCACGTCCTTTATGTACTGGGCAACAGCGTCATCCAGGCCACGGTAACACCACCGCCCGGTAAGGTACTGCCGCCCCACCTTCGTGACCTCAAAGGTGTGTGGCCCTATGGTTAGGGTACCGATACCCTCATTTTCGCCCGCGTTAGTCAGTATGTCTAGCACCATCGCGGCCAGCAGGTCTTCCGTCTTCGGGAGGCGGTCGTTTACCCGCACCTCGGGATAGGTCAGGTACTGTTTCACGTGCTGCGGGCTACGCAGGTTAAGCATCGGCGCATCCTTGGTCAGCTCGGCAGCCAACGCATCGCGCTCGGCTGTAAACTCCTTGCGCAGCTCCTCGACCGCCTGCAGGTTCACCGGGAGGCCATTCAACTCCATGTCCAGAAGAACCTTGGTAAATGGAACCTGCTGGTTCAGGTAGTGCTCCAGCAACCCAGGATACCGGTAGTTGAGGGTCTCGGCCATGCGCTGGTACAGTTCCCTGAGAACCTTAACGTCGTCCCTGCAGTACCGGGTCAACTGGTCCCACGGAGCCTCAGACATGGGCACTTGCGTTCCGTCGTCGGTCGTAAACATGGGACGGTTGGCTACCTGCTTGACGCGCTTGTCCATCTCAACGGCCAGGTAGCGCTTCGCCAGGGCCGCCAGGGACAGCTCGGTGTTTTCATTCAGGAGCCAGCCGAGCACCTGCGTGTCGTGAAGCTCTGCCCTCACGGGCACGCCGTGCTGCCGGAGCCAGCGGATGTCGAACTTGGTGTGCGTCACCACGACAGCGTTCGGGTTTAAGAGTGTAGCTTCCACGGCGCGCGGTAGGCCCGGCGAGACCCGGAGTTCGCCGTTGCCGAAGGCGTACCCTACGGCCAGGAGTTCGTCGTTCTCGCTGACCTCGATGTCCAGGAACAGCGGCTTGCTGTCGGAAATCAGCTGCAACCTTCGCCTCCTTTCAATCCCTGTGAGAGATGGCTGCCCACGTCAACCCGAAATCGGCCCGAATCGGGTTGAAGCCCGCGCACGTCCTTTGAAATCGCCGAGGCCGAGGGCGACGGCGCGAGGCGAGGAGAAAAAAGAAAGGAAGACTAATGGCTAATCCGAGCAAGAAGAAGGGTACAGCGGCCGAGAACGAGGTAATCAAGGGCCTCGAAGACTCGGGCATGACGTTTAAGCGTACCCTCCCTGGGACCCCCTGGGACGTGGAGCGGAACCGCTACGAAGGCCGCGACGACAGCGGGGACAGGTGGATGTTCGTCTTGGCGACCAGGCCCGACTACGGGCGCTGGCTCGTCACCACGAGCCTTGAGGACTTCGCCTGGCTACTTCGCAACCTTAAGGACGATGCGTTCTACCCGGTCAGCCCGAAGATTGAGGTGAAGCGGTACGCCAGATTCTCCCTGCATCGGATTTGGGAAGAGAAGTTCGCCAAGATTTACAAGCGGCTAGGAGGAAAGTAGGGGATGGGGTCTTTATACCAGCTAAGGGCGTTCGTTGGCAACCCTGACGTTTACGCGGTACAGCTCGACGACGGCTCGTACCGCCCCGTCCGTGAACCTCTCGATGGCGTAGTTTTGCTCCGCCACCTTGGCGGCAAGGCAACCATAGGTACTTATGTCCTGTGGAACGACAAGGCGCGCTTCATCGTCTGGGATGTGGATGAGCGTCCAGAGTATAAGCCACTAGCTATGGCGCAGCGAATCGCCGCCATCGCCCGGAAACACGGCCTCATACCTTTCATAGAGTTCTCGGGCAAGAAGGGTTACCACGTCTGGGCGCTGCTTGAAGAGTGGGTGCCCGCAGGCCAGGCGCTGCTCGCCGGGCGGTACATCGCGTCCGAGGCTGGGTTCACCGGGGAGGTGTTCCCCAAGCAGGCGAAGGCGCGAGACCTGGGCAACCTGGTTAAACTTCCGTTCGCGCTTCACCGCGTCTCCAAGCGGCGGTCCTATTTCCTGGAAGTACTGCCCTACGAAGTGCCGCTGACGCCAGTCAAGGCCGTGTTTGACTTGGCGCTGCTGATGGTGAAACGCGCCGCCGAGACAGCGCCGCAGGAGGGAGGGACCGGAGCGTTCTTCTGTGTTGATAGTATACAGGAAGACCCGCCCAAGCCTGGTGAGCGCAACGTGCTTCTGTTCCATTTCGCCTGCTTCCTGCGGCGCTATGGGTACAACGACATGATTGTGAGAGCAGCCCTGAATGCGCTTGTGCCCGAGGAAGACCTGGACTATGGCGAGATGGACAGGATAGTGGAGAACTCTCGGTACTCTGGTCCAACCTGTGACCAGTTGCCAGAGAACAGGCGCTGCGCGCCGGAGGATTGTGTCAAGACGAGGGTGAAAGGAGGGCCAAGGGCAGGTTACCTGAGGAATGCCGCAGAAGGTGAGACGGTCACGCTGCGGGTCGCGAAAAGGGTTGAAGGCTCGAACATCTTAGAGCTGGAGCACCCCGACGCCGAGATGGCGAAGGTGGCGCTGAAGGCGATGGAGGAAGGTGATGGGGATTGAGGTTTCGACGACGTTCTACTTCGAGGACCTGGAGACGGGGGAAGACGCTGGTTGGATAGCTCTGCGGCTTGCTGAGATGGTTGAGGAAATGCAGCCGCCGGGGCAGCTGATTGAGTGGGAGTACTACGAGGACTAGAAAGGAGAGTGATGCCGCTGATAGGGATTGTTCTACCGGAGCACAAGGAGAAGGCTTCGGCTATGCCTGGGCGCTACCCCAAGTGGATTACGCTTGAGAAGGCGCTGGAGGTTGCCGAGATTGCCAGCCCTAAGTGGTCCTCCTGGACGTACGAGCTTATACGAGCTATGTCCGAGGAGCACCAGGAGCGAGGGTCGCGGCTCAGCGTTACGGCGCTGGTTGGTGGCTGCATGCGGGGGACGATGGTAGAGCGGAAGATGGACTACATCGCCGACCTGGACAACTTCTACCCGGCCCTCCGTGGGCAGCTGCTCCACCACGTGCTTGAGACGTACAGCAGGCCAGGTAGTCTGGCTGAGTGGCGGTTCTACACCGACGTTGATGGGGTGGAGATTTCCGGTAGCCCAGACCTGGTGACGTATGACACCATCTGGGACTATAAGATGACGGAGAATCCACCGCCCTTCGACTACATGTGGAAGAGCCACAAGTTGCAGCTCCAGTTCAACAGGTACATCTTTAACCACGCCACCAAGTGGGACGCTCCGGCGGGACAGGACCCGCTGAAGATTCCGCTGGACCCCCACAACACCAAGATTCGGCATCTGGTTATCGTGTACCTGGGGCCTAAGGGACCCAAGACGCTGGAGGCTGTTCGGTCGGTGGAGGTTAAGACGAGAGGAGGTGGTGTACGGAAGGTTAGGGAGCCGGATGTCTGGTCTGACGACCAGGTTCTGGCCGAGATGGCGCCTCGTATAGAGGCTTGGAACATGGCCTGGGAGTCCTTCCCGGACTGGCCAGAGGGCCTGGAGAACTACCCTGGTTGGGCAGGCCCGCCTACGTTCCGCTGTAGTGGTCCGCCGCTGTGCTACCTGCCTAACTGCATGGCGCAGCGGTATCCGGATGGGCTCGTTTGGGAGTCCCCTGAGAACTAGGAGGAAGCGATGGCGTACAGCATCTCTGAGACGAGCGCGATGCAGACGGCTGTGAAGGCCGCCAGCGACATCGTGGTTGCCCTGGTCAACACGGCCCAGCTGGAGGCCGAGCACATCAAGGAGACGATGGACGAGTACGTTCAGTTCGTCTATACCACGTTCCTTGTGCCTGCTCTGGAGCGCGACCGCCAGGCCGCGCCGGACACTCCGGCTCCCCGCCCTTTCGGCGGTAGGCGTGATGGTGGGCAGCAGGAGGCCATCACGCCTGAGGACGCTGAGAACACGGTTATCAACTTCGGCGCGTTCAAGGGCCTGACCCTGGGCGCCGTGTCCCGGATGACGGCGAGCGAGGCTCGGGAGTACACCGACGGTAAGTACACCCGTACCGGGCAGTCCTACCTTAAGTGGCTCCTGAACGACACCGAGCCCGCTCGTGCCTTCATCCGTGCTCGGGCGAAGGTCGTCCTGGACAACATGAAGCAGGACTAAGGGATGGTAATGGTGCGGGGTCGGGCGAGTGCCCGGCCCCGTGCTGCTAAGGAGGTTATGTGTTTGGGTGGCTGAGTTCACACGAACAGTGGGATGAATACAAGCGGGTGGCCACTGACCCAGCACCACGGGTGGCCTCCGGCTGGGCGGAGCTGGACAAGCTCCTGCACCGTAACAGCTTCGGTCCTAGTACCTTCGTAATCCTGGCCGGGCGGATGCATACCAGGAAAACGGCCGTGGCGCTGAACCTGGCAGCCAATATGTTGGAGGCCGGAGTTCCGGTTGGGTGGGTTGGCCTGGACGAGGCTCCGCACATGTACGTAGCCAAGCTGGCGTCTGTGTTTACACAGATTCCGCACACCGAGTTGGATGAAATGTGGAACACTCCGGACATGGAGAACGTGCGCCAGCTCTACCTTTCCAAGACCAAGCGCCTAGCCATGACCAAGGGCCATAGGCCGTCTCTGGACGCGCTTAGTGACTGGCTGGAGATGTGCGACGTGGCTGGCTTCCTGCCCAAGGCGGTGTTCATAGACTACCTGGCTTTGCTGGAGCGGAGTAAGTTCGACGGAAAGGATACGAGCCGCATCCCTCGGCTCGCCGAGGAGCTGCAGGTGTGGACGAACAAGCACGAACTCGTTACCATCGTCCTTCACCAGGTTGGTCGCCAGTACGACAGTACGTCTAGGTACCATGGGTCCAGCCCGGTTACGCCCGAACAGCTGATGTACGGAGGCGAACAGCAGGCCGACATCATCCTCGCCACCTACAGGCCCGCCCTGGACCCGATTGGGAATATGACGTGGGAGGAGGCTGAGTCTGAGGGTATAGACTACGATGAGTGGCTCAAGCGGTCAGACCGCGTAATCGCCTATAAGAACGACACGATGCTGCAGCTCATAAAGAACCGGCCTGGGGTCCACCTTCATCCTCAGGGTTTGAGGTTGAGAAGTGTGGGCCTCTCTCAGAGGATGGAGGTGGTCACATGATAATCGGCATCACGGGCAACGCACGGAACGGCAAGGATTCCGTTGGACAGGTGCTGGTGAAGGACTATGGGTTCGTCCAGCACTCCTTTGCTGCCGCCCTGAAGTCACTGCTTCGGGACATAAATCCCATCGTGGACAAGTACGGCAACCATCTACAGGAGTACCTGCACTTCCTGGAGGGCGACTGGGAGAAGCTGAAGGAGAATCCTGATGCCGGTGGTGAGGTCCGCAGGTTGCTTCAGGAGCTGGGTACCCGCATCCGGAGCATCAACGACCACTTCTGGATTGACGCTGTTAGGAGTGCAGTGTTGGAGGATTTGAGTACTAAGGACGTGGTACTGACCGATGTTCGCTTCGTCAACGAGGAAGCGGCTATACGTCACTGGGCTGAGAGCTGGGGTACCGAGGCGTATATCATCCGCGTGGTGCGGCCTGGGGGCACGTTCATGCCTGGAACTACGGCATATCACGTCTCTGAGACAGAGCTGTTGAACATACAGGACGACATCGTTATCTACAACGACGGCAGCCTGGAAGACCTGCGGGAGGTGGTTAAGCGCGTTAAGTACGATATAGACTGCGATGCATATAGTCGGGCGTATTGGGCCGCACAGGCCCCTGAGTCTTTGTAGGAGGTGTATTATGGACACTCGTGTTACTTATATCGTGTACACTGAGGTGTACAACGGTCTTATTGAGGTAACCGTTGATAAGGAAGAGGACTTTCCTATAGCGCTCAAGCTCTCTAAGGAGTTTGGTGATGTAGTGCTCGGTGAGCTTCCTCTGTCTGTGGAAGAGGTTAAGGAGCTGATTAGGGCACTTAACCGCACACTTAAGACCGTTGAATCTCTCAAGGAGGGTAAGATATAATGAAGAAGATTGCAGTAGACCTTGACGACGTGGTTCTTGACTTCTTCGGGTCCGTGATTGACGCTTTCGAGCGAGAGTACGGCGCGGGCGTCAAGGAGTCTTGGGACGGAGACCCGTGGGGTGACTGGGCGCAGTGGTTCGCCAACCACCCTAAGTTCAAGGAGAGTGGGTATACCAACTGGTGGGACTGGCTCCGGGAGCGTGACTGGCTGTGGGCCACGTTCCCGGCGGTGCCTGGGGCCATCGGCGGCATAAAGCAGCTCCGCAACGCGGGCTACTATGTCGAGTGCGTCACGGCCAAGCCCCAGTGGGCCGAGTTCGCAGTGTGGAAGTGGCTCGGGCGCTGGCGTCCGCCGTTCAACCAGGTGACCATCGTCGCCCCCGGTGCCAGCAAGCTGGAGGCCACAGACGCTTCGCTCATCGTGGACGACCGCCTAGAGACCTGCAGGGAGTGGACGGAGGCGGGCCGCAAGTCCATCTGGTTCGTCCCTTGGGTCCAGGAGTTCCTGTCTACCTCTGAGGCGATAGCCGTGCTTGGGCACTGCCCCGACGAGGCGGCATACTGTTGGGACGACGTGCTGGACATCGTGAAGGAGGTGATTTAGTTGGCCAAGAAGAAGCGCCCCTACACTCGCAAGCAGCTGGCGCGCATCCGCGCTGAGCAGCGCAGGCAGCACTTCGAGGAGCGCAGGGCGCGTAGGGAGGATGAGGAGCTGTGGAGGCAGCGCCTCGCGATGTTGACGGAGGGCAGGAATGACTGAAGAGCGTATCGTCAGTAGGCTGGTGGAGAAGCTTGAGAAGTGGCTGGAGTTTCAGCCGGAGTGGGTTCTGCTTCTCACGGCCCCGCGTGGGGTCCGTAGGCGGGCTAGCAGGCTGCTAGCGCAGACCGTCACCCGCATCCCTCCGCGTGGTACGCCCTTCGGTTCGGCTAGGCCACAGGAGGAACCCGAAGAGCGCCGAACCCGCCAGGCGCAGGAGCCTTCGGCTTCGCCTTCGCCTGAGGCGCAGCAGGAGCAGAGCCTCGCCGGTCCTGCTTAATCTCGTCTACGAGCTGGCGCTGAACCTCAGTCAGAGTAGTCAGGCTCTTAGACACAGACTCCAACTGAGAAGCCACCGAGCTGAAGTGGTTCGTGAACTGTTCGACCACGTACTCGGTGGTTTCTCTATTGTTCTTCATCATCTCCCGGTTCATGCGGAAGAAGCCCTTGGCAAGCGCAACCAGAGCGCCGATGGCTGCGCCACCAAGACCGAGCTGCACGTAGTCGCTAGGGAACGCCATCTTAACCCAACTCCCCGTAGCTGAAGTGCGGCGGGTCGCCGAACACCTTACCCCAGTAGAACCGCTTGCCGTCCTCCCGCACAGCCTGCATGGCGGCAGCCTCCTCGTCCGTCACCTGGTAGAGGTCAACCGCCCGCCCGGTGCGGTGGTACCCGTGACACGGGTCGGCAGCCTTGTAGCCGGTGCCGGAGATGTAGCGCTGGTACAGCGTGTTCTGCTGCTCGTAGGTGCGGTAGGAACCGGAGTACTCCGAAGTGTAGCTCTGCGTGACCTGGATGGTACGGCACCTACGCAGGGCCTTCAGGAAGGCAACCATGACCTTGGCGTGGAGCTTAACGTCAATGACCACATCCCGGCCCTTGCCCTTGAAGTGGAACCGGCGCACGACCAGACCCGGCGGGTCGTCGGTGCGGCACGAGGGGGAGACCAGAGGCTCCTTATACTTCTTGGACAGGCGAAGCCGGGCGATGGCTGCCGTCAGCTCCGCAGCGCAAGCGAGGCCGGGCCGGATGTCGTAGGTTCGCATGATTCCTCCTTTTAACTAGACGAGCTTGACAAGGGGCTCATCGCCGGTCGGAAGGTCAAGCTTGATGGGCGGCGCGCCGATGGCGTCGGCGGCGTCCACGAACTCCCGCGCTTGCGGGAACCTAACCCCCAACTGGCGGTACTGCTGAAGCACCGGCTCGACCTCGTTGTAGAAGAAGTCCAGCTCCGCCTGAACGAAGTCGTCGGGCCGGATGCCGATACCAGCAATCATGGAGAACAGGCCGCCCAGACGGGCCTCGACGCGGGCGGGGTCGGCCTCCATGAAGTTACGGAACCGGCTGTAAATGGGCCAGGCAGTAAGGACGTTCTCAAGCCTGTCGTCTATGTACAGGTTGCCCTCCTTGTCGGCCTTGGCTATGCCGGTCATCTTGAGCACGTCCCGGATGCCGGGAGTATTCCACACGCCAGAGAGCTTAACCAGCTTACCCTCCAGCGGCCTGCCGGTGAAGACCTGCTGCTTGATGGCGTAGGACTCAAGCAGGTTCCTGACAATCGGGAGCGTGGCGGAGATATAGTCGTTCAGCCCATTGTACAGGTCGTTGAACGGCAAGTCAAGTATAGCGTACTTGATGTTGTCCTGACCCTTGCTACCGATGAACGGCACCCAGTCCGGGATGGGGATGGCCAGGGCCTCCTTAAGGAACTCCGGCTGGGAGGCTCGCGCCTTCTGCTCGTTGAAGCCAGCGATGTCGTAGGCGGTGCTCTCCAGCTTGCCCGCGATGAGGGTCATCTTCCCAGGCTCGGATGCCAGGGCACGAATCTGGTACGGGACGTTGGTCCTGAGCCACTTGTAGAACGGTACCAGGTCCCGGATGTAGTCCTCGGCCGGGGTAAGGTCGACGTAGTCGCCGTGGCGCATCATCACGAACGCCCTAGCCCCGTAGGTGTCGCCGTTAGTGATTGCCATACCGTGCGCCCAAGCGGCGGTACGGTGGAACTCCTCCACGCTCGACCCGATGCTACGCATACGGTTGTCGAAGCGCTCAGCCACCTGGCGGAGCTTGGTCTTGTCCTTGGCGGCAGCAGAGGTATAAATCTGCCAGGCCTCGTCCACGGTGTTCGCAGCCTCGGTAACGGACCGCGTGTTCCCTTCTCCCACGCCCAGCCGCGCCAGGTGGTCACGGATGTCCCCGTAGGTCAGGGAGCCAACGTTGTTCTCGCCGAAGAGCAGGCCCAGCCGGTAGCGCTCAAACTCGTCCGGCGTTACCAGCTTCTCGAAGAACTTCTCGTTGTTTACTTTGTACGCGAAGGCGTAGTCCGCCACCATCACGCCCCCGAGCCAGTTGTTGAACCAGGCGCCGAAGAAGTTACGGGCGTGGAACCCAGGCCAGCGATAGGTGGCCCAGCGCTTCCACGGACCGAGCACGAAGCGCCGCCACTCCTGGCGCAGGTGGCCAACCCCATGCCGGTCAATCATGCTGTGGAACTCCTCGGCGATGTAAGACGGCATGGCGTACGCCTCCAGGCCCGGAACACGCAGGCGGGTAAGGCCCTGCAGCCCGAGGGTGTCTGCGACCTCAGCAGACACGTTCTTGCCGCCTCCGGCCAGCGGGACCTCTATGAGGGCTGGCTTAAGCTTCGCCCTGGCCTGCTGCGCCTCGGCCAGCGCCTTATTCAGAGCGTTGGTTGCCCGAGTCAGCTCAACCCGAGCCCGCTCCAGCCTCTTGGAGATTTCCATCCCCTCCTTGATGGCGGCGTTGTGCTTCTGCGCCGCAGCAGACCGGCTACCAAGAGCCTTCTCAGTACGGCTACCGGCCAGCTCCAGCGGGTTTCGGTGCTGCCACTTCGGACGGTTCGGGTCCGGGGGCACGACGGGCAAGAAGCGCCCAGTGTTGGGGTCAACCGGCCTCAGGCCCCTCTCCAGGATTTGCTGGACGTAGTTAAGGTCTTCGAGCTGCTTCTGGAGCTGCTCTCGCTCAATCTGCAGCGCCGTAGGCGAAGTAAGCCTCCGGCCACCGCCCTTCTTGACGAAACTCCCTGTCTTCGTTATGACCGAATCGAGTTCCTTACGGTAGTACAGCTCGCCTCTGTCCAGCATGTCCTCAATGGTCCTACGGACAGCATCGAGGCGCCTGTCTATGTGCTCAGGGTAGAACTCCCTAAGCGCCTTCTTCGTGATGGCCGCACCGCCTGGGGTGTACGAGTTCCTTTCGAGATAGTTCCTTAGGATGCTATCGAAGTTCACTATTTCCTGCTTAGATATCTCTTCGAGGTCGCGGAAGTAGGCCTTCGCCAGCTTCGTGCCTATGCCCCGTCCACGCGCCTCCGGCAGCACGAAAGTATCGCTCTTCGGAAACGGCGAGTAGCCCAGGCGCTTCGTACCGAGTATCTTTCCGTTCTCGTCCACGTAGTAGTACGTGGTCGGCGGTATGTTAGGCGCGTTACCATACATCGCCCAGCCCTTTATCTCGCTTTCCAGCGGAAATGCGTGCGGCTCGCCTATACGCCACACCCCGTCACCGACGTAGGTGGCCACATTGGGGTCGTGCGTCCTGACCAGCAGCTTGCGCGGCTCGGGAGCCCCAGGGCTCGTAAGCTCATCTATGGTCTGCTCGAACTTGTTCAGCACAGACTGTATATGACCCGGAATATCCGGACGGTTGTCCGAGGTCTTCTTGTATATCTGTGCCAGCTGCCCAGTCGCCTGGTCCAGCACGCGGTTAACCAGTTTCTCCTCTTCGTCGAGCTGAGCAAGCCTGCCCTCCAGCTCCGGCCCGGCCTTCGCTATCGCCTGCCGGGCCTCAGCCAGGTTGCGGCCCCAGCGCAGGACTGCGGCAACCTCCTCGTCGGGCGGGCCAAGCTTCTGCACGAAGCGCCCTTCCACTTCCTCGGTGAGGCGGCCCATCTCCTCGGCGACGAAGTTAAAGTGCTTCTTCTGCGCCTCCATGTACTTGATGGCGCGCTTGTTGGCGGCAAGAATCTTCTCCACCAGGTCCTTCTCTCTGGTGATGATGTACTTCATCACGCTGGGAGAGATGGTCCATGCGTACTGCTGGGTCTTGGGGGCAGCAGAGAACATGAAGGGCGCGAAGCGGGAGAGCGTCATGAGCCTCTGAGACGTGCGCCCGAGGATGCGCGAGCGGATGGCGAGAGCCTGGTCGTGCAGGTACTTGGTATAGGCAACCATGGGGTTGGTATCCCACACGATGTCGGGCAGCAGCGAAACGTCCATGCCGAGCTTGTCAGCCAGCATCTCCTTAACCATATCAGAGGCGGTCTTGAGGTCGTAGGGCAGCGTTCGGTTAAGCTCTGCCTGAAGCTGGGGCTCGGCCAGCAGAATCTGCGGCTCATCCTTCGGGATGCGCCCTCGGATGGCCTCGGCGACCTCCTTCCTGAGGACACGGTGGTAGTAACCCCTGTGCGGCCTGAGGACCGGGAAGTCCTCGCTCACCAGCTTCACATCCGTCGGGTCGAAGATGTAGATGGCCTTGTTGCCGTCCTCCAGGGGCCGGATGATGCCCGCAGCGTTGTTCCTGCGTGCACGAATCTCCTTAGTGAGCGACTCAGCGACCGTCTTTTCCTTGTACTCCTGACGGAATACATCTGCCCCGCTGGCCTCCACCAGGTTCAGCAGGCTCTCCTCCTTAGCAGGCGCCGTGGCCTTCGTAACCTCCTTAGCGAGCTGCTCAAGGTACGCGGTTATCTCGGCGCGAGCGTCGTGTACGGTCCGGTTTGGAGCCGCCTCGGTCGGCAGCACCCCGTTCCCGGTAACGTCAAGCTCAACGAAATCCTCTCCCCGGATTGCTACAGGGAGGTCGTCCGGGCTAATCTTCTTCTCGTAAACCTTTATACCTGAGAACTCGTCTATGGTCGCTGCGGCGTCCAGCCGCTGGCCCCCTACTACAATCTGCTGCCGAATGTCGGGGTCCTCTATGTGGAGGTAGTAAATCTTGGGAGTGCGCTTCTTGCCTGCATCCTCGATAACCTGGGTAACCGGGTGCGGCATCCCCCGTCCATACTGCCAGTCCTTAACCTGCGAGGGGTGCAGTCCGAGGGCCTCGTCGAAGGCGAACTTAACGTTCCCGTGGTGAACACCGTGCTTGCTGGCCTCCTCGCCCGCTATGCGGAGTACCACTTGCATACGCTTAAGCACGCGGCGCTCCTCGGGCGAGAAGCCCTGCGCGGTCCTCCACATCCGCTGCATCCGGGTGAAGAAGTCGTGCGCCTCTGGGTCGTCCACGAACTTATAGGTTGAGTAGAGCGTCTCACCTCTAGGCTCGACGCTATTTATCACGTCGGCCCAACCAGGACTCGTGTCGAGGAGCCACTGCTTGAACTCGTCCCAGTTACCGGGGTCAAGGTCCTCAGGGAACCAGTCGAGGTACTCGGCAATCCGGGTCTTCAGCTCCTCGCTTGCGGTTGTCAGCTTCTCGTCAGCGTGTATGCCGAACGTCTTGTGGAAGTCGTCGTTCAGCGACGCATCCTCACCCAGCACGCGGCGGATGGTGTTGTGTACGAAGTCATTACCAGCGCTGTCGGCCTCCAGCCTAGCCTGCCAGGCCATGTACCCGGCCAGCCCATGGCGAGTCATCGCTGCACCACGGTCGAACACTGCAGTGATGGCCGAGAGCCGCTCGGAGGCCGAGTAGAACATGCTCCCGAAGTGCATGCCGTTACCGGCTATACGCCTCCCCAGCTCAGGGAACTCCTTCATGAAGTTAGTCCAGCCCTCGTCCATCCAGTAGCGCAGGTGTTCCCAGGTAGCGTCGCCCATCCCTATCTCGTGGATGAGACGCACCATACCCGACTGCCCAGCGAAGAACCGGGAAACCATCTCCAGGCCACCGCCCAGCATGAAAGGCCCGATGCGCCCGTAGAGGGCCGGAGGACTGATATACCTTAACGACGTAAAGGGAACTCGTACACGCAGGCGCACGCCGCCAAGGGCGTCTGCGAAGGTAAGTGCCTGCCGCCACAGCGGGTCCTTAGGGTTCCTAAAGGCGCCATTGCGGATGGCGGTTTCAAGCAGCTGCTTCACGTCCTTGGCCTCTACCGCGCCTTTCTCGCTCAGGACCAGTCCTTCAGCTATCGCCTCGCGCAGGGTACGGGTCCGAACCAGGTCATAGGTCTTGGAACCGACCTCGAAGAGCGTCTTGTAAAGCTCATTCTCTGCCGCAGAGAACGAAGCGTTGGTAAGCGCGGCGGCACGCTCGAAAACATCTATGTTGCCGTACCTGAGGGCCTCGTGACCAACGTCGTGTATAACGCCCTCCCACACACTGCGCAGGTGCGTGATGATTTCCTCATCCGTAGCGTTGGCGAAGCGCTCTACATTGCGCGCCAGCCTGAGCATACCCTCGCTCTCGGTGGCAACCTTACCCGCAACCAGCATAGCGCGCTCCCCCGCCTTAGTCATACCGCCTACGGCAGTAAACCAAGTAACCGGGTCGGTAGCCACGTCGCCAACGAAGCCAAGCAAGGCACGGGCGATTCCGCCGATTCCGTCGCCCTTCCAACCCATCTGCTGTAGTACGGCATTCCAGTTGTGGCGCACCTCGCCCGTGAAGGCCCCGGCGAAGTCCTTACCAAGGCTAAACTCGCCGCCATCTATGGCGTCGAAGACCATGTTGGGGACGATGTAGGCGGTACCGAATATAAAGTCAAGGGCCTTGCCGATAGGCGAAAACACGCCCTTTATGATGTCGAAGATGCTGCCGCCTGCCTTCCCTTCGCGCTTGGCAGCAAGCTGGGCAGCCAGTTCTGGGTTGACAGTAGCAATCTTGGCCAGAGCCCTGTCGGTCTGCGCTGCTGCCGACTCCGGCGTCCACTGAGAGGGGTCGGGCTCGAACACGCTCTGCCCCATCATAGCATTGGCCACAGCAGCCTGAGCGGCATTGAACAACGCCTGCTGCTTCTGCGCTCGGTACGCAAGCACGTCAGACGTGTTCTGCTCCAACTGAGAGCCGAAGAACATGTTCGGGCCAGCGCTGTACAGGTTTACCCCAAATAGCGGGTCCTGTGCTGCCGGATTGAGCGGAAGTGCTACGGGATTTGGTATGGTGGGGTTGGGGATATCAGCCATGTCCGATGCTTAGCCTAGGACTATCCGTTGGGTAGATTGTAGGCGCCCATATGCATGAGCACGTCTGTAGCTCGGCTCTTAGTCGCTGGTGAGGGCGTAGGAGCCGTTATGCCTGCTTCACGGAGGAGCGCAGCGGCGTCTTCAGGGCGCATACGGCCCTCCAAGACTGCCTTAGCTATATCCTCCGGCGACATGTATGGCGGACTGAGCGCAACAATCCGCGCCTTGGCCTCCAGCATGTCCCGGATAGCGGCTGCCGCTTTGTCGTCCAGGTTATAGAGCGGGATTATGGTCTGCATGATAGAGTCAACTATAAGCTTCTGCCTAGTCTCTGGCGGGTTTCCCTTGCCATAAAGCTGCCCAGGTGCCACAGGTCCCGCGCCTGCGGCATACATAGCACGGGCGAGAGCCTTGATAAGTGCAAGCTCCTGGTCGCTGGTCACGCCATACTGGTCGGCGTACATCTGAACAACCTCAGAAGCGGTAGGATAGATGCCGTCCTCCTTAGGCATATTGAACAGCCTCTGCAGCACTGGGAATGCCTCAGCAGCCGAAGTAGCCAGCGCCGAAGCGCCCGTAGTGGTGTTGCCCGTCTGCTCAAGCTTCTTCAGGTAGTCCTGCTTGGCCTTGAAGTTCTCTATATCGAGAGCATTCTGGAGGCGCATCTGCTTAAGGGCCAGCTGCTTCTCGGCGATGAGCCTGGCATCCTCCTTAGCCCGGTAGGTAAGGGCCTGCGCCGTGGCGTACTGAGCGGCAGCCTGAGCCTGGGCGGTGCCCTCCTGGAGAGTGGCCATGGCCACCTTAGACCCCTTATCCAGGATGGCCCCAGCCTGTGTCAGCCCCTTCTGAGTCTTGGCGCTCCCGGCAGCAACACCCTGGACGGCGCGGAAGCTGGTACCGCCAGCGGTTGCCGAGCCCAGCCGCTTCGCAACCTGCGCCTTAGCCTGGGCCACCTGGCCCTGGGTGATAGCCTGGGTACGCGCCTGAACACGCTGAAGGCTCTGCAGCTGCTTCCTCTGGGTTGATGTGAGGGCAGCCTGCACCCCGCCCATAGTAGTCTTCAGGTTCCCGTAGATGCCGCCGATAACGTCGGTAGTATACTTGAACCCTGCCTTACGGGCCTGAGCAGCCAACTTCCTGGTGGTTATGATGTTGGCCTTGGCCTGCGCAAACAGCTTGTCACTCTTAGCCATGTTTACTCCTTAGTACAGCTCTCGGAGCAGCCGCGCACGGCGGGCTGCCAGGTAGTTCTGAAGGGCGACCTGAGGGATATTCCCCGGCGTAGCACCGGCTGCGGCTGCGGCGGAGAGGTCGCGCCTACGCCCCCGGTAGTTCTGCAGCAGCTTGTTGAGGACCTGCTTATACAGGTCGCTGTACTTCTGCGTAGCCACATTCAGCAGGTCGGCCTGGTACTGCTGCACAGCCAGCTCAGCCTGCTGTGCAGCCTGCTGAGCAAGTAGGTTGCCGAGACCCAAGTAGTAGTCGCCGATGGCCTGCATGCCCTGGAGCTTCGCCTGGGCAACCGCCTGGCCACGGTCTGCGGCTATGGCCGCCTTGTTGGCTGCAAGCTGCGAGAGCACGGCGGCCCTGTTGGCCATATCCACAGAAGAGCCTAGTATACCGCGCTCCAGAGCGGCGTTCACGGCCGCCGCAGTGTCCTGCACCGCCTGCTCGCGGGCGGCGAACCGGGACTGCGTAGCCGTGCCCCTGGCCTGCTGAATCTGTGCCCGCTTGAGCGCCAGGGCAGCAGAGAGGTTCTGCTGGAGCCCAGCGACCTGCTGGGCGTACCCGGCATAGAACGAAGGGTTAAGCAGGGGAGCAATCGGTGTAGGTTGCTGCACCTTCGAGAGGTTGTTGGCGGTCGTATTGCGGATGCGCTTGCCAGTCATGTCCGACGTGCTGGCCTTCTTCTTCTTGGCGCCCGCCAAGCCACTCATGTCTGCCAGCCCAGGAAAACTAAGTGTAGCCATGTGGTCTCCTTACGTATGATACCTAACTCGTCGAGGCTCGCTATGGAGAGCAAACCCAAGAACCTTGGCCGGGGCGGCTGGGGCCGAGAGCTTAAACGAGACCGCGTGTGAATCCGCGAACCACTCCCCCTCTATGTGTACAGGCGAGCTGGCGGTCACCGTCCTGACGGTCGTCTTCACCACCGTATCGGCCCAGTTCCTGAAAGCCCTTATCGTATAGGTCAGTGCGCCCTGGACCACGAACCATATACGGCGTATGCGCCGCTCGGCTCGGACGGTCCCGAACGGGAACCAGGCGGTCTTCATGTGCCAGGCGATGTCCGTACTGCCGTACGTAGCCGCCCCTGTGTCATCCTTGTCATTCGCATTCGGCTTGTCATACTGGAACAACAGGTCGCGGATGCTCCCGTAAGACGAGGCTGGGGCGAAGAACAGCTTAGGCACGCCCTCAATCCGCGCCGTGCGGAGCACCGTAGCCGGTATGTCGGTCTTAAAGATGGCCCCAGTCCTGGGCTCATAAACCAGCGTCCAGTAGGGGTCTGATGCCACAGTGTCGGGCAGTGAAATCCATATCCGGTCCTGGTAGACAGTCATGGTCGGCTGTGGGGCGCCGTCGTCGGCCATCTGGTCTATACGAGTCTCTATAGACCTGGCGAACTTCTCGAAGCCGGGAACAGGCTGAACGGCCGTGCCGTCGGTTACGTAAAGGCCGTCATCGGACAGGAAGTAAACCAGGCCGTCAAGCTCAACCACGCACTGCTGTCCAACTGCACCCACTCCCGTGGCGAGTCTGCGGACGGTGAACGTCTCCTCGCTGCTGCCTGAGAGCGTCCATATCGCCTGCCGCTTGAAGACCAGTAGGTACTGGCCGTAGCTCAGCAGGGCCTCTATAACTCCGCCGTGCGTACCGTCGTTGAAGTCTATCCACCCACCGCCTGGGCCACTCATGTCGTTGCCGGGGGCGAAGTCGGTCGGGTCCCAGCTGAGGTCTGCGATGTCCATGCCCTTGTCCGGCTTAAGCGGAGCGGAGAACAGGAGCCGGGACTTATCCCCACCTCGGTGATAGCGCATCCACAGGCGGCTGGCGTGCCACGTGGCAACAGAAGTCTTAGAGGCTATAGGCACGAAGAACCAGTCCGGGGTGGTTTCGTTATCGTCTCCAACAGGGGCAGCCAGCCGGACCTTCTTCCAATACGTCTGCCAGTTCGAGCCGGTGCCTGGCTGGTCATTGTCCGTACCAGCCGTATGTGCCTTTATGCACTCCCAGGATATGTAGTAGCTTGAGCCTCCGGACCATGTAGTCTTGCGCGAGACCCGCTCCCCCTTGGAGTAGCGATGCCCGGATTCCCACTGGTCGAAGCGGATACCCTCGGCAGGACGATAGTACTTCGTTCCGTACTTGACGATTTCCTTTCCCGTAAAGGCATAGTCTCGCGCATACTCCGTGCTGGCTATAGAGTTAGCAAATGTCTTCGTAGTCCAGGTTTTCCAGTTCGGATTTACGCTTGCATCTGAAGTCCATGTATTCGTGGCCGGGTCCCAAGAATACATGGTGTTTCCGTTAGACCCGCCATAGTATATCTCGTCTATGCCCATACCCCAGTGTGGGTCGGTAGGGTTGTTCCAGGTGACCCCAGCCGTGTCTATCCGCTGGGCGGTCTGGGCTTCAAGGTCTACCGCGTATATGCGTACGTTGTTCGAAGCTGCTACATCCTTGCCCAGCACCACAATCATGTATATGGTGCCGTTGGCCCGGAACTGGTGCATGCTGACTACCGTATAGTCCGAGAGGCCGCCTGCCAAAGGTCCCAAGAAGCGCCTGAAGCCCTTCCTCGTTTCCAGGGCGCCGGTACCCACCAGAGGCGGCAACAGATTGAGCACATCTCTCATGGTAGACACCTCGGCGTCGCTGAACTCCTGGTCTGGGTTCCAGCCGCCGGAGAAGTCACTTTGTTCGTATATCGGTGGTATGTTTACAAACATCTATCACCTTTAGGCTACACGTTCGGGCCACCGACGATAACCCACATACCGGTAGCGTCCTCAGGCTCAAAGACCTCCTCACCTTGAACGGAGTCAGGCGAAAAGTACTGCTGAGCCATCAGCTTTGTATTAGCTGCCCATGTATCGTGGTCATGTGGGTAGTTATCAGCCGGTCCCTTTTCTGCCATTGTCAGTCCTTAGAAGGCAAGTGCCGTATTAACACAGAGACCCACGTTTACGCTCGCAGCCGATAGGCCTATGACGAAATATGTGGTGCTGCCAACAGTAATAGTATCTCCAGGCGCTGTCTGTGCGTTAAGATAGAACATCTTGAAGTTTGGTAGATGCCCACGGAAGAAACGTGCAGAACCGGTTGAGTTAGAACTGCCATGTAAAACAGCGTCGAAGACATATATACCGTTCGTGGTATAGGGGTTCCTAGTTGAGCCATATGGCTGTCCTACAGTGGTAGGTAGTAGGTTCAATGGCCCTAGTACACTGAACTGTCCGGTAAACGCACCTGTTTGGCTCGTAGTGATGCCATATTCATAGGCCATGCGCAGCGTTCCGGTGCTTTCTGAGGCCAGCCCTGTACCGCTGGACCCGGCGATGAACAGCGGGAAGTCATTCGCATTAACAGGCGTAAAGAAACCCACAAGCACCCAACCGTACGAACCTGCCAAGGCTACATCCGTTGCCACTAAAACAAGGTCCTGGGCGCTACCGTTGCCGGGGCCTACCCCAATGTAATAGCTGAAGCCTACGTTCGTAGCCACGAACACAGGCACATAGTAGACGCCAGCCATATTTGAGGTAGTGGCTCCGATATTTACCCATGTATTACCAGCAGAGTAGTCGGCAGCTGGGACATAGGAGTTGGTGGTTGATGTGTTCGGGCAGTGCTTCCGAATCTGCTTAGTGCTCGTGTCATATTCCCTAGCTGCCCTGAACCGAAGCCGGTTATTCAGGTCGTCTACCTCGATGAACAAGTACCAATCGTTGTCCGGTGCCCTAAGCACCTTTACATCGGCGGTAGTTCCGGCCGTAGCGGCGGTGACGGTCTCGATGAACGTCCAGTTAGTGAGCGCCGCCGCGATGGCATTATAGAGGTCGGTTGCCGGGGTCGCGCTGTTTATGCTACCTGTGGTCCAGCTCATGCCTTACTCTCCTGGATTAGAAGTACGTGATGATGATAACCCGGCCGTCTCCACCGTTGCCACCGGCCGTGTTGGGGGCGTTCTGACCGCCACCTCCACCACCGCCGCCAGGTATGCCTCCATTGCCGCCTTTGCCGGTGGTGCTTCCACCGCCGGAACCTCCGGAACCTCCACCCCTCAGAGGGTCGATGGCGTTGATACCGTTGGCTCCCTGCGTGGCTGCAGGAGCGGGGGCGCCACCACCAGCACCGCCCGCAGAGGTGCCGGTGGTCCTGCCGCCACCACCGCCGCCACCTCCCCAGAAAGATGCGGCAGCGGCCGTTGTTGCGGTAGTACCTCCGGTAAGCCCAGCGCTACCACCGTATTCGGTGGACGCCGTTGCGTTAGAGGCGCCCGCAACGTACCCAGAAATCGGTGCTGTCGAGGAGGTCGCTCGCCCTCCACCGGCGCCCCCGGCTCCGTTGGTACCAGAAGCGGCACCAGCACCACCCTTGCCCCCATACCCGATGGCAAGCGTATAGCCCGTCACGGGGTCCACAACCGTGGAGTCACCGCCGTTTCCGCCGTTGTTGCCTCCGTTGATGTTGTGGGGTCCGCCAGCACCACCAGTTCCAACATTTACAGTTAGGGTAGAACCGATGGCTGCCGCCTGAACCTTGACTTGGTGGTAGCCGCCTCCGCCGCCTCCACCACCAGAGGCTGCGGTGCTGGCCGTCCTTCCGTTACCACCTCCACCTCCACCGCCGATGGCTATGATTTCCACGACCTTGGCGCCAGTAGGCTTGGTCCAAGTCTGGCTAGAGCCAGTAGCAGAGAAAACTTGTACATCTATCCCACCACCACCAGAATGTGTGTGGTTCACAAGCGCTACATCCACACCATTTACATTTGGCGTAGTCAGAAACTTGCGTCCCATATGAACCTCACTTAGCCGAAGATGACAACACGATACTGGTTACTCGTCGGCGCATTCGTAAACTTCAGTGTGATGGCCGACGTGCTAGTGTGCTCCACATCGCACTCGACCTCCGCAAACGGTGTGCTGTTGTCATATAGGGCTACGAGCACGTCCTTCGTTCCTAGGTTGTGGGTCACAGTGATAGAGGTGCTGCTACCGTCGCCGATGTCCGCCGCGTACTTCAGCGGGACATGCTGTCCGTTCGTACCGTCCCTCCTGACGGCCACGTCATCAGCGTTGACGGTGATGCCCGTACCGGCTCCCACGTCAAGCGTGCTGCCGGTCTTGGTAAGGCCCGCACCGGCATTTACGCTACCGCCGCCGCCAGTAAACTGCGCGAACGAAAGGTTAGTGGTACCAAGCGTGATAGGGTCGTTCGTGGTGAGAAGCCAGCCCGTGTCACCATTGGTTGTGCCTTCGGTCACGAAGCAGTACATACCCGCCGTAACCTCGGCGTTGGAGTCTGCGTCTGGAGCGCGGGACCAGGCCCCGGAAGCCACCACGTAGATGCCGTTCTGCGAAGCGGTGGTTTGGTCCTTAACAAGCACCCGGTCGCCGACTGCGAGGGCAACGCCGTCGATGGTCTGAGTACCGGAGAGCGTGATGTTACCAGTGGTAGCGGCCCTAACAGAATCCTTCACATCCAGGCCGGTCTTGACCGCATCAACGTACGCCTTAGTCGCGGCGTCCTGCGCAGCCGTTGGGTCGGCCAGGTTCGTGATTTTCTGGGAGTTAAACGAAACGTTGGTGGTCGGGGCAGCCAGGGCAGAGAGCGGGATAGAGGAGTGCTCGGCCGAGCCGTGGTTCTCTCGCCCGTGCTTGTGGTCGGAACGGGCCAGCGTCGTGGCCGTCCCTGCGGATGCCACGTCTCCAGGGGCGGAGTTTCCCGGCGTGCCTACCGCTGCGGCGTGCTTATGGTCACCACGCGGAACGGTGGTCGAAGTACCAGCAGACTCTGCCGCCGCATCAACATCGGCCAGCTCAGCCGTGGTAGCGTAGGTGATTTCATCACCCATCGCGTCAATCCACGTAGTGCCGTTGTACCAGTACAGCTTGTTGACCGTTGTGTCGTAATACATCTGGCCTGGTACAGGCGACGACGGAGCTGATGCCAGGTTCTGTATCCTGACATTCTGAAGCTCATTCTTACTCAGGTCAACCGCTGTAAGAAACTTACGTGCCATGGCTCCCCCTAGCTAAGATATGCAGTACCAGAAAAGGCGCCGCTGAATGTTAGCACCATCGTGTTCGTGTTCGGGTAGGTGATTTCGCCCTCAACTACATCCCCAGCAGAGTCAATAACAGTGACATTGGGCTGCCCACCTAGATTGTGGTTTATGGTCCAGGTGCTGCTCGGCGTACTCTGGTTGTGGACGTAGACCCAAGGCGGATGGCTGTGGCTTCCTACCTGGCTAGCGTGGTTTACCTCTATATAGACGATGACTCGTCCGGTTGTGACCCCGCCGAGCTGCAGGATATGTACGGTTAGATAATCCTTCTTAAGGGCCGATGTGATATCCGGTGCGTAGTCGCCGCCAACGAGATTCCCAGATGTAACTCTAGGCTTCGGAGAGGTTGGGAAGATGGTTGTGCCGTTCTTCTTAACATCTACGATGAATGTACCAGTCGGGGCAACGGGCACCGAAGCGTATACATTGACTATGGTACAGTCCCAGGGTAGATATATCCGACGAGAGGTCTGACCGGCGGCGATTTGAATCTTGCTGTTCCAGACGATGGTCGCCGAGGTATTACCTGGGCCGCCACCACCGCTGCCTCCGGTTGCGGTGATGGTGATATCCACCTCTTCGTCGGTCGGGTCATCGGTAGCAGTGATGCTGATGCCGGAACCCTCAATCAGGTTCAGCCTGCGCCTAGTACCGACGACCGTGCCAGTGTTCTTTCGCACCGCCACGCGGGCGTTGGCGTCGAGCGTGCCGGTCAGCGCATCCGCCCCACCGGTTTGGTGGCGGGCCTGGTGGTCCCTGGCGTGGTGGTTGTCTGGACCAACACCCCCAAGGGCGTTGTGGCTCAGCTCGGCCTCGTCAACGCTGATGTTGGCCTCGCCTGACGGGGACTCGGTAACGTCGAGCCCGTGCCCGAAGTCAAGGACCGAGGCCGTGGCAACCTTCTGTACGTCGTCCTCCTCGACGGAGACGGAGCCACCACCACCCCCGCTAACCGGCGCGGCAACCCACTTCGTCCCGTTCCACGTAAGAACCTCACCGCTGGCTGGTACGTCATTGGCGTCCGTGTCCGGGTGTGCCGTGGACAGGATGTTGTGCGGGTGGCTGTGGTTCCCAGGGGCCGCCTGGTTCGCTCCCGAACCCAGGGTATGGTGTATGGCCGTGGGCGAGGAGTCCGTGTCGGCGCTGTCGTGCGTCCTCGACTGCGGCAGGTTGCCGGTGTGGTCCGAACCGCCGAGGGTATGCACCTTGGCGTGGTGCTGGTCGGCCGTCACCCCAGAGAGCGAGGCGTGGCTAATCGTCCCGCCGGAGTCTGGGGAGCCATCGTGCGTGTGGTCGGCATCCGGCGTACCACTTAAAGTCGTCTCAACCCAGTCCTCAAGCGCCTGGAAGTCATCGGCCAGGGTATTGTGGGCCTTGCCCAAGGCCCTGAGTATGCCCATGAGGTGGTCGAAGTTGGCCTGTACAGCTCTGACCACCGATTGCCAGGTGCTATGCTTGGGTCCTTTAAGCTCAGACGGTAGCTCAGTTATATTGTCTACCTTTCTAGACATCTACACCATCCGTGTATGGATTTGGTAGGGAAGCTCTGTAACTTGTGCTTTCGGTAGCTTAAGCTTTGGGGCTCCTGGCGGCGTTGCTGGTGGCGGTGGGTCAAATGTCAGAAAAGCTCGTACGCCTGTTACTGGGTTAGGCCACTTGACTTGTGCGCCATTTTCTCCGTCAAAGATAAATGTTTTATCTGTAGCTGGGTTTTGTGGATTTAAGTCAAAATAAAGTGCAGCTGCTTGCCAACCATTATAGAGGGCGCTCCAATTATCTATAAGTACCACACCAGAAGGTTGTGAGAACGCAGGTTGTTCAGTACTCCAAGTAGCACCGCCAACCAAATACATAACACCATCAGCCGTTTTACTATTAGCGAGAAAGTCTACAGTTTCGTCCAAATACCAATCCATACCTGAATACGTATTCAGGTCCCACTGAACGGCTAGTGTATGGGCACCTGAAAAGCCCAGGAGACACATTGGGCCGTAATAAGGAATACCAGTGTACAAGTTATAAAACTGATATGCATCTATACCTGATAGCACTACTCTATATGCATACCAAGTTCCATTTGCTGTTGGGTCCGAGATGGACGACACAAACTCCATCGGCTGGTTCTCGAATTTAGGATAGCCAGCAGCTATAGGTTCCTGAGAACTTGGATAGAGAAATATGGCAACTACCGTGTCTCCATTATTCCACGGCCCAAGCAGCAAACTTGTACCAGTAAGTATGTTCCGACCATCTACTACATGAACTTCAAAGAGTATTGGAGTGCCCATCCTATTCCTATTAAGGTCCGAAAGTAGGAGGCGTCACCAGCTGGGTATAGAAGTCATCGTCTATGACGGCAGCACCGAACTCGGGCTCGTTCCTGCCCCAGGCGAAGCCGGAGTCCGGTATAAGCTTCTTGTGCAGGCGCCGGGCGTCGTTGACGATTTTCTGGTAGAGCGTGAACTGTTCGTCGGCCTTGGAAGAGGTGCTCAGCTCCTTGAGGAACAGGTGCCCGGTAGCGTAAGCGATGACCGCCATGACGTACTCGTCCGGGCAGTCTATGACCTGGGGGTCTGAGCCGGTCAGCTCAACCGGGTCCCTTATGTATTGGTACGAGACCGTAGCAGCCCGGTTCAGCACTGGCACGAAGCGCACAGTGGGAACCACGCTCTCGCCTGTGGCGTCGTAGGCAATGTAGTAGTACATCGGCTCACTGGCCGTATTGTAGAACCGGGTCCTGAGCTGGTAACCCTCGACGGCGCTCACGCGCCTAGGTAGCCGGGGCCTAGGGTCGCCAGTGAACTCCATCATGAGGTTGAAGTGCCGCTCGAAGTTAACCCCAGCCTCAAGGGCCAGGGTAGCTGTGTTGGCAGCCAAGTTAACGCCGGTCTTCTCGGCAAGGAGCCAAGTCCACTTCTCCTCCAGAGAAAAACGAGTCAGGCCCTCATTCAGGGCCCTAAGCACTTCAGAGTCGGTCCAGAAGTCCGGCGCAAGCTCCTGAAGCCGCGCACGGACCTCCGTCTTAGCGGTACCGTAGTCCATTTAAAAGACCTTCTTTTCAACCTCACCGGGCCAATAGGGTTTCTTGTTCCCCTCACGCGGGCCGTGGGCTTCTCTCCAAGCCCGCATGCCCTTAGTGCCGTCAGGGTCCCCAGGCCCCTTGAAATCGTCGTTCGTGGGAAGGAACAGGGCAGCCTGCTCGTGTATATTCGGCTCCCTGGAGGCGCGAACGCCAGAACCGAGGCCCACACCCTCGGCGCGGTAGTCACGCACCATCTGGGCCTCGCAACAAATCGGCGCATCGCGAGAGGGTACCTCAGCCCGTGCGCCGCAAACCTTACACTTGAAAACGAACACCATCGCCATAGGCTAGGGGGCGGGCGGACTATCCACCCGCCCCCAACTCGTGGTTACGGAACGGTAACGTTCGCCGTAACAGGACGGCTCACGCGACCACCGGCGGTCTTGATTGCCCGCACGACGGCAACGTAAGACCCACTAGGGATGCCGGCGAACGTCGCTGGAGAGGTCGTCTTCACAACCGTAGCCGCAGCCCGATTACCGGTAACGGTATTGACCAGAGCAACCAGCGCACCGTACTGCCCGGTCACGGTGAAGCTGACCGTAACCGTATTGCCAGAGGCGTTCGCCCCAACACCGGTGGGAACAGCCACCTCGTGCGACTCACTCAGCCGCGTCTCGGCGGCAACCGCTGGAACGTTGGTCAGAAGACTGACCTTAGCGCCCGATTCGTGGGCGAGCACGTAAGGCTCCGAGCTGAACGTGTTACCGTCACGCTCGGTGTTATCTGCGGCGAGCGGCCCTGACTCGTAACCCGATGCAACGGTAAGCCGCTTAGAAACCGCCATTACTCTTCCTCCTTGGTCTTAATCTTCTCGTCGATGGCTGTGTACTTCTCCACAACCTCGGGGTCTGGAGTCGGGAAGCGCTCAAGGATACTCTTACGGTTCCCGTTCAGCATCTCAGCCACGATGTACATCTCCTGAATGGCTGAAGGAAGCGTCGCTATGTGCTGCACGGCCTCGACCACTCGCATGTTCCGGAGCCGATTAACGGCGTCTCGGTAATCGTCCTCAACAGCCGTCTCAGCCTTCGCGAGGGCAGCAGCAAGCGCCTCCTCGAACTGGTAGTCCCTACCCGAAGGCGGGGCAGCCTTCACGCCCTCAGCCGGGATGTAGTCAATGACCAGCCCCTGCTGAACCCGAGCGCGGAGCGCCTGCCTGAATGCCTTCTCGGTGGGAGTCAGTTCCTCCCCCTCCGGGATGTAGTCGCGCACAACAGCCATGTGTTCCTCCTACTTGGGGTGGTAGGGGGCTGCTCGCTAACCAGCCCCCTACCTACCTACTCACCGACCTTACGGCGTGACGTTGGTAGCAACCCCGTGCGCCCGACGCACGTCGGTGATGAGGTTGCCCATGCTCACGACGAGCGCGGTCTTGGCGTCCTGGTTCACCGGCTGGCGGAAGGGCAGCAGCTTCATCCAGCGGTTGTCCTTCTGGACGAACTCCAGGTGCCGCGAGTTGAGGAAGTACCAGCGGTTGGCGGGCACGTTGTCCTCGTACAGCACCTCAGCGCCCTTGTGAGCGATGACCTCGAAGCCGAGGTCCGCCAGCTTAAGGTCCTGGAACCGGATGTTCGGCACAGCCAGGGCCTCGTAGGCCTCGAACAGGGCCTGGGTCGTGAACTCAAGGTCCGGCTTCGACTTGGCGATGCGGAGAGAGTTCAGGATACTGTTCAGGGCCTTGACCCCGGCGGTGGACGAAAGGGAGATGGCCGAAGTGACCACCGTGGACCTCCACCAGGTCTCCGTGGCGGAGTCGATACCGCCAAGCACGCCGGTGTTGCCGACGATAGCCTGGATACCAAGGAAGTCCTTACCGCCGTTACCGGTACCGTCGCCCCAGAGCATGGCATTCAGGTCCTGCTCCATGGACAGGCGCAGCTGCTCCATCTTCGCCTCCAGGATGGCGATGATTCGGGCAGAGCCCTCGTTCAGGGCCTCGGTACGGCCGTCGATGGTGACCGACCCAGCGTGCTGCTTCCACGAGTACTCAGCGTACCCGAAGCCGTCCTGGGGAGTCACGTCGATGAGGTCGTAGCCCTGGTACGACCCAACGGTGTCGTTCAGGTCGTACATGACCGGGCGGCGGATGGTAAGACCGCCATCCTCGGTGACGCGCGACTTGGTGCTCAGAGCAGCCAGGAGCGGCGTCTCCTTGGTAACCTGGTCCGCGAGCGTGGCACGGACCTTATTGAAAGTGGTTGCGAACAGCTCATCGAGCTGCACAGCAGGCGTAGCCATTTATCTGTCTCCTGTAACCTCGTGTCTACGAGAGACCGAGCTTAGCCAGGAGGTCCTTGGCCACCTTCCGAGTAGCGTCCCGCACCTCGCCGCCGAGAGGGATGTCTTCCTCTGCGGCCTGCTCGGCGCTGGGGCGAGCCATGACAGGCTTCTGGGGCTTAGGCTTAGCCGCAGCCTTCTTCGTCTTAGCCTCGTCAACCGCCTTGGAGAGGATGGTCCTAGCCGGTCCCATGATACGCCAGTAGGCGTCGAGCGGGCTGGCTATCCCCTCCTCCGCCGCGAACTCCATCACCATGTCGTGGGTGATTTCCTTCGGCAGCGGCCCGAACTCCTTCTCCAGTGCGGAGAGGGTCGAGCGCCAGGTACGGTCTATCTCCGCCAGCTCCTGCATCTCTATGAGAGCCGCGATAGACCGCTCCTGCTCCAGCTGTCGCCGGAACAGGGGAACGGCAATCTTGGCGGTCTGCTCGTCCCAGGGGTTGTTCTCAGGGTCGAGACCAAGGAGCTTAAGGATTTCCTCGTCGGAAATCTCCTCCTCGGCCTCGCCAAGGACTTCCTCTTGCTCAGTCGTCAGCTCCGAAGTAGACTTCTCTCGTAGAAGCCGACCGATGTAATCGTCTCGCTTCCTCAGCTCCTCCACGATGGAGGCCCTGAGTTCGGGCTCCAGGCCAGACAGGTCTAGGCCGAAATACTCGGTGGGAGTGTCATCTGTACCCTCGTCTGGGGCCTCGGACCCAGCCTCCTCACCGTCGTCGGCGTGTCCCTGCGGCACGCCCTCCGCCTCAGCGTCCGGCGGGGCAGCGGTCTCCTCCTCCGTGGCCTCGGTAACCTCTGTACCCTCGGACTCGGTACCCGCAACAGCTTCCGCGATTGCATCGCGCAAAGAACCCATCATCCCTCCTGAATCGTGGGAACTGTACCCTTATCGCATGGCCTCGGTCCCACTACTCGGACTTGTGTGGCTACCGGGACTCAAAGGCGTCCCCAAACCCGATTCCCCACTCCCGGTAGCCACGAAGCCTCCAACTCGCGTTGAACGGACGCCTATAATAGCCCACAAGTTGGAGGCGCTCCCTACTTATATGTATCTTTATCAACCAAAAACCCGTAGACGCCTAGAAAGCCCTTCGAAACGGTGGGGTAATATGATTGGCTTGGCTGCCGTCATAAATCGCTCTCCGTGGCTCTCAGAGCCCGGAATGGCCCTTCTAGGGGCCTGGAGCGACGCCACGGTTCTCCGACACCAACTTCGCGGCCTCGGGCGTGAGCGGGGCTCCCTGCGAGGCCACCGCAGCGGCGGCAAGGTCAGGCGGGAGCCCAGCCATCTGCAACTGGTCTACTCCCTGGGCAGCAGCACGGCTGGCAGCCATGAGGCCGATGGCCTCCGCCTGCTTGGCCTGCTGTTCCTCCTGGGAGTTCAGCAGCTCGTTGATGTCATACTCGCTGAAGCCGTACTTCCGCATCCACCAGGTAAGGAGCGAAGTCGGGTCGATGATGACCGTACCATCCGCCTGGGGAGAGGCGTAGGGGCCGAGCACGTTCAGGGCCACGGTAGCCTCGGTGCGGATGCTCTCCTTGGTCGGCGCCTCCCTGGGCTCCAGGGAGACCGACACCAGGAACTCGCCAGCGATGTCGTCGGCAGTGAACTCCCACGGGACGTTTCCCAGGCTGGGGTCAACAAGCCGCACCACACGCGGCTGGTCGTAGAACTGCATCATGAGCGCAAGCATGCGCCGGGCGATGTCAACGTGGAAGCGCTCAAGCGTGTTCCGCTTCTCCGACTGCCTGGCTGCCGAGGCGGCAACCACCTCAGCCGTCTCCGTGGCGGTACGACGGCGGTCCGGGAAGAGCCCGCGCATAAGCTCGTTCACGCCCGTGGCCTCGCGTATCTCGTTGTCAATCTTGTTCTCCATGTCGAACGCCTTCTCAGGGAGAGGCGGCGGGATGAGGGGCTGGATGGTCCTCGGGTCCACGTCCCTGGAGATGGAGACGTAGGCGCCCACCTCGGCGTTCGAGAGCGCCTCCTTGCCCTCGTCGGTCAGGGCGTCCTCCGGGCCGATGAGCTTAGGCACGATGCGCTCGATGTACGTGGCAGCCATGGACCGGTACAAGTCCTTCTCCCGGAGGGAGCGGAGCATCACGTCCATCTCCGAGATGCCGCGCACCCGCCTGGTGGTCTTCCTGAGGACGATGGGCACGAACGGGCTCCGGTCCTGCAGCTCCGGCATCATGGCGAACGGATTCACGCCCTCGTAGAGCAGCCAGTTCTGGCCGCGAACGAAGATGCAGTAGGTACCGGCCTCAAGGTCCCACATCTCGACGACCGTCACGCGCTTGTCGTCGTCCGTAGGCTTGTCGCCGACCCAGAGGTCCTTGTCTATGGCCGCGTCGGCCTGCAGCCGCTCCAGCCGGTCGAGACCGCCACGTGTGCGCTTGACGTACTCGCGCCACTGGGGGTTGTTCTTGACTTCCTCCACGGTCATGGGGGTGAGCTGGGCAATCCAGCGTACATCCTTAAACCGTCGGGCAGTGGGGTCGAAACGAACCCGGTCCCAGGGCACGTAGTCAACGACGATGCGGTCGCGGATGGGGACCTCGACCTTCTTCGTGGTCGGGACCAGCTGCGCTATCTGCTCCGCGCTCGGAGTTTCAACACCAGAAGCCTCGGCCTCCGCCAGCAGCTGGTCTATGTCTGCGGCTATCTCGTCCTCGTCCCTGTCAACCTCCACCTCGTCGGCCAGGTACTCGTACCCGACCTTGACCCAGCCGATGCCGGTGATAAGAGCGTCCTTGATGGCGTCGTCCCGGTCCTCATCAACGCGGTTAACGCGCCACTCGTAGTTCAGGGCCGTCTCAGCGAGGATAGCCTGCTCGGGGGTCGTGTCTCCCGTAGGCGTGCAACGGAATGCGACATCTACAGCCGTCATGCCGCTGAACAGGGCGTCGATAACGGCCACGGCGGTAGGCACGTTGACCACGAGCCCCTTGCGGCTGGCCTGCCGCTTCTGCGGAAGGTTCTCGTAGCGGTCCCACCACTTCTTGGCCTCTGCCTCCCAGGACTCGAAGTCCTTGTCGGAGACCGCCAGCCTGTGGTTGTAAACCTTGGTCTTCTCTTCGTCGTTCTTGTACTTCCGGTATATGACTGGGGCAGCCACTTAAGTCTCCTTAAATCCTGATGATGCCCGGCTCCCACATGATTTCCTCCTCGGTTTCGCCGGAGAGGCCCCACGGGTCTGGGTCATCGTTCTTCAACAGCTGCTGTTCTATGAAGCCCCACTGGTTCGGGCTGTACTTCCTGTTCGGCAAGACTGGAGCAGGCCGGGGCCGGAAACCGACCAGGCTGGTGATGCCGTACCTCACGGCGTCCATGAAGTGGCTACTCCAGTCGTGTACCGGCTGGGAGCCGGTTCTGAACCCGGAACTGTCTGTCGGCCAGTGGTACGAGGAGAAGGCCATGATGACCCGCTCCGCGTCCGACGAGACAAGGATGCGGTCGGCGGCCAGCAGGTTGTTTATGAGCCTGACGCCGTAGTCTATGTGCCGCCTCGGCGCCGGGGACACCTTGAGCCCATGCTGGTACAGGTCTTCGATGATGCTTTTGCCGGTAGATATGTTCCGCTGCTCTCCGGCCGGGTCGCATATGTTCCCGGCCATCTGCTCTGGAGTCAAGTTATACTTGAGACTTATAAATCGTTTAAACTCATATACCCAGTCTTGTGAAGTTCTGTCTTTAGCCTCTAGCGCGTCCAGTATATAGATGTAGGGCACCATCACGTCTCTGGTAGCGCCTTCTGGACGCTCGGGCTTCCACTCGACCTGGGCGAAAACCACGACTCCGAGGTCGCCCATTCCAAAGTCCCAGAACGAGTACAGCGGCAGGTCGGCCCTATACTTCAAGTCCTTACGTACGTGCTTGGACGGGTCCCACTCGAAGTAGACGGAGCCCTCGATGGCGCCCACGAACTCTCCATAGACCTCCTGGCGCAGGAAGCGGCCCTTGTACGTGGCAACCAGAGAGTCTATGTACTCCGGCGGAAGGTTCGCCCGGTTGTCGAACGTGGCCGCGTTGTACCAGGCCGAGTCTTTTATGCGATGCGGCGAGTCTGGGTGGAACTTGCTCCACATCCAGTCGTAGCCGTTCGGCGTCGAGGCGACGAAGCCCCTGTGGGCGTAGCCCTTCTGCCGGAGACGGCCGTAGAGGATGTCCCACGCGCTGCCGTCCACGTGCCTGCCCTCGTCTATGCCGAACCAGCTCAGCTCCAAGCCTCGCATCCAGTTCGGCTGGTCGAGGGACCGGAAGAGGATTTCTGCTGCCCCCAGCCCTTGCTTGCCAACCAAACGCTTGTTCGGTTTCCCGGACTCGTCGAAAGGTATAAGCAGGGCCTTCTTCTCACTCTTTATATACTCCAGCAGCAGGCCGCTCTTCTCTGCCAGCTCGAAGAACAGCGGCAGCACCACGTCCTTCAGAACTGGGTAGTTGATGGCCGCGACACAGCCCCGAGGGCCATAGAAACCCTTCTTCGGCTGCTGGGAAAGCAGGAAGCCCTTCGCCAGCAGGGCAAAGGTCTTACCTGCGCCGAGGCCCCCGATGAAGGCTGAAGCCCTGTGCTGGTCGAGGACGAAGGCCGTCTGTGCTCCGGGATTAAGCTTTATCTCTGCCATAGCCTAGAAGAGCTTGTCGAAGAAGCCAAGCTCGTAGGCCTCCTTGGCCGAGAGCCACCAGTCACGGTGGTCGCACTTCTCCATGATTTCCTTCGCCGACAGCTTCGAGCGCTCGGCGAGGAGCGAGCACAGCTGCTCGTGGAGGCGCTCAACCAGCTTGGCATTGTCCTTAAGCTCGCTGAGGCTGCCCCAGACCCAGTGAGAGGGCTCGTGAATCATGAACCAGGCATTCTTCTTAATCCTGCGTTCGGTACCGGCCTGGGACAGCACCGAGGCCATGCTGGCGGCGTAGCCATAGACTTCGGTGATGATGGGAACCTTGTACTCCTTGGAGAGCTGGCGCACCAAGTCAAAGAGCATGAGGCCGTCGAAGACACTACCACCGGGGCTGTTCAGCCGGATGGTAATCGGGTCCTTGGAGACCCAGGCCCACTCGCTAAGCTCGTCAACGGCCCACTGGACCGTGGCTGAGTTCACGTCGGTAACGAAGTCGAAGACCCGGCGCTCCTTCCTGAGCGCCTGGTTCCACTTCTCGACGTTCTTCTTGTGCATGAGGTCGAACTGGAGGTTGTCCCTCTCAGCCAGTAGCTTCTCGTACTCGGCGCGCTCAAGTGGGTTAAGCTCAGCAAGCGGGTCCTTCTTCGTAGCCATCCTTATCTCTCCTTCCGTCTCTTGAGCCGCCTAAGCTTCCTAAGGGTAACAATCTTGCTGCCGTACTTCTCCGTCCATCGCCTGGCTATCTCTGGGTGGACAGCCCACAAGAAGCGCCGCTGCTTCTCGCTCCTGAACGGCATCGCTAGCGCCTCTTGAGGTCCCGCAGTCGCCTCAGCGTGGCGCGCCGCCTGCCTGCGGCAGCCATCTGCTGGAAGCGCTTCTTCCCATACTTACGGCGCCCAATCCACGCCGCCAGGGCCGGGGAGATGCCCTTGCGGACCATAGCCGCGAAGCGCCCACCGCCGCCCGGACGCATACTCTTACCCGCCATCTGACTCCTCCTTGCTAGATGAGGCTGTTTCTTCTGTCACGGCATGCGTAGCCACCGTAAACCCTTCGCTATGCTTCGACTCCACGCTCGCTGTCGCGACCGTGAAGCCAACGTCGAAGTAATCCTCCTCTGGCTCCTTGACCTCAGGCCTGGCAACAGAGGGCTTGCCAATCCCGTACTCAAGGGCCTTGACAGCGAACATGGCTCTGTCCTTGGGGTCCAGCTTCGCATACTCCTCCAGGCCCAGGGCAGCACGTATGAGGACATCAGCAAGCTTCTCTGCATCCTTCTCGAACTTCTCCTTGGCCAGGACTGCACCCTTGAGAGCCGCCTTACGGCGCCTAGCCTCGTTGGCTGCCATGGCCCCCTTCACGGCATCTTCCCTGGTGAAGCGGTAAGGACCCTTAGGCTCATCGGGCATAGAACACACCTTTCCCTATTAACGAAAACCGAAAACCAATATGTGCTGCCGTCCCGGAATCGAACAAACGTTCGAAAGTACGAATGAGGGACGGCAGCCTCCGGTTCCTTCCTCCCTCATACATCCTATGTTGTCCAACCGGATGTTCTCTCCTTGGAAGGAACCTTCGGCCGCCGTCCTTTCCAGGACCGGCGGGAGAACCGGAAGTGTTCTCCTTCAGAACCAAACCCAGGCACTTATGGCTGCCTCCTCGAAAAAGGCATGCCTCTGCCTGGGTCACTGGTTCCACTATATCGCCTCCGACGAGGAGCCGTTGCAAGCGCCGGGCCAGTGTAGCGGCGCGTACGGCTACTGGCTCGCCCGTGACCTTATGGCCGTTCCCCTAGACTCGGGGTTCGAGGCTTTTCACGAGATAGGCGGGTTCATCAACCTTTTTCGCCCGCACCTAGTCGCAGCGGCCGGACTCGAACCGGCGTCTCGGGCTCATGAGGCCCGCATGGTGCCCCTCCACCACGCCGCTAAATACCGCCCGCGTCTAGGCGGACGGCTAGGGAGGACCTACCCCAGGCAAGGGGCCTGGCTTGGACCTCGGCAGCAATGCAGCTGCCTCTACTCATATGGCGAACTTTTCAACCCAAAACCCAAATCCGGCTATTTAAACTTCCGGGCCCCTCCGGCACCGGTCCCGGTCCTGGGCGTGCCCTGGGCGTTTCGCAGAGCGTTCTCCCGGCGGCAGCCCGGCGTTTTACAGAGCGTTTTCAAAGCCTCATTTTTGCTCTTTCTAGGCCAAAAATGCGATTCGCTGCATAACAGGGAACGCTACCCATTTCGCCTGCGTACCAGGCATCTTCTGCTGCCCTGGCAACATCTCGCATTGTTTTTAGACCTACGAAGGTCAAGAGGGGGGAGAGAGGGGCGCCCCGGCCGGTGAGGTTCGGTCCCGGTGGGTGATTCCGGCGGGTTCCGGGGGTAGGTCGGGACCCGGCGCCGGGGTCGGTCGGTAGTGGGGTCGGGTCGCGGTCGGGCTCGGCCCCCGCCGGGGCCGACCGCCGGGGCCGGGGCAAGGCAAGGCCCCCGCCGAGGATCGGCGGGGGCCTCTAGGCGCAAGTGAAGGCCCCCGGCCTCGGGGCCGGGGGCCTTCAAGGGCCGGGACCTACTCGGCCTCGGCGGGAGGGGTAGCCGGACGGGACCCGATGCGGACCAAGGTGATAGTGGCTTGGTACCGCACATCAGGGCTTCCCGTTTCAACCTTCGACGTAGCGAAGTAGCCGACGGACCCGCTCTTGAAGGTCCGGGGGTGGAGCACGATGCTCGTGGAGCCGATTGCCGACTCCGGCACCGTGATTTCCGCAAAGGCCGCCATGGCGGACCTCCTTTCGCTCCTGCGGCTCCCCAGTGGAGCCGCGCCAGCACCGAAGACGGTACCGCCCCGGCCCCGGCCTTGCCTACCGCCGAAAGCACTAAATCCGCCTAGGGCTTTGGTCCTAGGTCTTTCGGCCGATGGTTCCAGGGTTGGGCGGTACCCCTCTACCGGGGTACCCCGGTACCCGGTACCGGGGCAGTACCGCACTCGCCGGTAGCCTGTACCGGCGCCCGGTACCCACGAGCAGGTAAGGTCTGCTGCAGATGGTGAAACGCTGCAGTGGGTACCGGGTAATGCCTGCACTCTACCGTCACCCCCTTTCACGCTTGCCGTACAGCGCTTCTGCGGTACGGCGAGCCATGGCCAAACGCTCCGGGGTGCAGTCTTTCACGGTACACGGTTCCCCTGGAGCATGGTTCCACTCACTACGGCCAGACTTGTGCCAAACGGCAACCACCGCTGGCCCCACGGTTTCGTACTTAGTCATGGTTCCTCCTTCCCACGGTAACGGCGAACCACAACAGCGCCACGTTCAACCCCAGCAGATACAACATCATTAGCGCCGACTGCCACTTCATGGTTGCCACTCCTCCACTAGCACGTTGACGGTAGCGTCGTACTCGCCAACGTCCATGCTCCACAGCTGCACCACGGTACTGCACGACAGCGTATCGGCAAGCAGCCTAGCGGCCACACCGTTGTACCCATCGTAGCAGATGCTACCGTCTGCCACCACCACGTAATACACCGCAGCCCCTTTACTCGGTTCCGACCCACAGAACCACGGGAGCGGGAACCAGCACGCTGATGGTGTGCTGGCTATCCGGTTGCGTACACTCGCAACCGTCCGGCCCTGTCTCCCGCAAACAGGACCACGTACCCCAGGACACCGTACCGAGCAGGTCGGTATCCGCCAGCCACTGTTCCGCAGTGGCGTGGTCCGGGAACTGGTAGTCTCGCACTTCACGGTTCACGGTAACAGCCTCCTTTCTGCCTGGTTCCTGGTCCTTGGGTACCAGTACCAGGAACCAGGCTATCGGGTATCGGGTATCAGTTCTTGGAACCGCGAATCAGGCGAAAGGTAGCACGGCGAACCGCGCTAGCGGTACAGGGGCATTCAATGCCGAGAAGCCCGACCAGCTTTAGCAGGGCATCGTATTCCGGGTTGTGCGCGGTAGCGCTGGCCGGGAGCGGGTAGTACGGCATCCCGGCAAGGGTACCGCGCCCTTCGGGACCACGGTACCAGGCAATGAGCCCGCCCCTGCCGGGCTCGAAGAGCCCGTCAGCATCCAGTGGGATGCTGTAAAGCTCTGCGGTAACGGCCACTTCCGCCTCCTTTCTTCCGGGGTTCCCGGTACTGGGAACCGCTGGCCTACGGCCAGCGTACCAGCCCGAGAGCCCGGATTCAATCCGCCAAAAGTCTCGAGCTTCTAGGTTCTTAGTCCTAGGCCGGGAGACCTAGGTCTCCCGGCCTTTAAGGGTAGTGCCCTACCGGGTACCGGGTTCCCGCGCACCAGCGCCGAAGCGGTACCGGGGCCGGGAAGGCCCAACCTACGAAACTGCGCTGCAGATGGCGAAACGCTACTGCAGATGGCGGAACGCTACGCCGCATAAACTAGAGAGACCGCCGAGTAGGCGGTCTCTCTAGGCAGTAGAGCGAAAGGAGGATGTTAAAGTCTAGTCTCTGCTGCCCTCCTCTAGTTCTTGGTTGCCCTAAGGGTTACGCTGATGCTAACCTCTGGCCGGACCACGGCAACAGGAGTCAGGGTACCGCCGAGCGTACCCTCGTAAACGATAGCCAGTGGGCCGGTGTCCTCTACCGCGCTACCTTCTACCAACTCCTCCATCTCCTGCTTAACAACGTCGAGCACGTCGTTAAGCTCGGCACCGAGGAAGTAGTCGGTACCGGCAACGCTGCTCTCGGAATAGTCCAGCTCGAAGGCAGCACCGTCGGTAACGTCGTTGAGGCTAGCGTCCTCCAGGTAGAGCACGAGCCAATCACCGAAGCGGTTCTTAACCGATGCCATTTAGTTACCTCCTTCAACCGCGTTAATGATGCTGACCAACATCTCTTCACCCAACTTCTTAGCCTCTGGCCCGTAGCCGAGACTCATTCCAGCGATGCTGTGGCCGCTCTTGAGAGTAACCCAGATGTACCAGCGCTTAAACGGCTCCGGGTTTTCCTCAGCCTGCTTCCGGTCCTTCTTAGGGATGTCCCTAGTAAAGGCCAACCCACAAGCGGCCACCTCGTCGGTGTTTACCAGCGTTCCGTAGTCATGGTCAATCGGAAGCAGCATCCTAGTTACCCTCCTCTCCGAACAGCCTAGGCTGTGCCCGGCCCTTACGGACCAGGAACACCACCTTCACGTTGCGGTTAGCCCGCATCGCCTTAACCAGCTCCCGCTTCCGGGTCTGGTTGTTGTAGACCCACTCGGTATCGCCTACATCGTAATACCTCCCGTCGGTCGGCACTAGCCCGATGATGGTAGGCACCTTGCAGATGGACGCAAGGTCGTACCAGCTGGTGTCACCATCGGTAAGCACTACCACCACTTGGGCACCATGGTCTATGGCGTATTGGATACCAGCCTGCATGTCGGTGCCACCACCAACGTGGTCGAACAGCAGGTTTACATCGTTGATGTTCCTGATTACCCGCTGGTTCTCCAGCTGGGTTGACCATGCCACGCCCATGAACTGTGGCATGGCCAACCGTTGCAGGATGTGGCGCACTTCTGCGTAAGCCATAGCCAGCAGCTCGAAGTTCATGCTACCGCTTACATCGGCCACTACCCACAGCTCGGGAATCGGCCTATGTGTGCCCGGCAGCACAACATCGGTAATCTCCAGCTGCCTACGGCTACGCCGCTGGTAGGTAAAGTCCTCGGCTTCGTCGCTAGCACGGTACAGTGCGTCCCGCACCAGCATACCGAGGATGTGTTGCCAGTCCACCGAGGAAGCGCTTAGGTGCTCCTTAGCCAGCTGGTACAGCCTTTCGGAGACACCGTACGGCCTATAGCCGCCCTTGTCGGTGGCCTCTACGATGTCCTCAGCTGTCTGCTTCAGAGCACGCTCTACGCGCTCCTGCCTTTCGCTGTCCCCGCTACCGCTGGGGCTACTCTGGTTGTCCTGTTCCTGGTCGTCACCTCCCTGGTTGCCCTTACCGGAAGCCAGACATCCGCCATGCGGATGCTTGAGCGTAGCGCCCTGGCCGCTACTGCCTTGCTGCTTCTGCTGGAAGCCCTGGTTACCACCGGCTTCCCGCTCGTCGCCACCGTCTCCGTCGTTACCGGCCATGGACTGCTGCTGGAACTGCTTTAGCAGTGCTTGCAGGTACGCCTCTGCAGGCTGGCCATCTTGCAGGTTAAACTGCTCCGGCATCAGCGCACCGTCAGGCAGCTTAACGTGCGTATCGTCCAGCGCACCGCTGTGTGCCAGCTCGTTGTTAATCTCTAAGTCCATGGCTGCATTGACAAGCAGCCTCTGCTCATCCGGGAACTGGTCGTATGGCAACCGCTCGAAGTGGCTCCGCAGTACGTGGTGGATTTCGTGCAGCAGCACGCCAGCCACTTCCGACGGTTCCAGGTTAAACAGCAGCTCTCCGGTGTAGAGCCTTAGCTCCTTGTCAATGGCCAGTACCAGGCCCTCCATGTCGGTAGGCTGGATATCCAGTACCGACAACAGCCTACGCAGATACGGGAACCGCGTAGACAGCCGCCAGGCTGCTACCGACACCTTGTCCTTAGCGGCTTTAGCCTTCTGGTCGTCCATCTTTAGGCACCCCCGGTAAGGATGCTGTGGAACTGCATAAGCAGCTCCTTGACCTGGGTGGAGTTAGCCAGATGCCTGTTGTCCTTAAGGAACTTGGCGAACTCCTTAGCCGCCATGGCTGCCATCCCTGGCGAGTTCAGGTTGCGCGCAATATGCATCAGGATTTGCGCAACCACGTTAACCGCCTCCTGGGACGGGTTCTTGACAACGTGGGCAACGATGTCTTCCAGCACCGTAGGCAGCATACCGTTACCGAGAAGAGAGTCCCATTTAACCTTAGTCCAGTTGTCCTTCTCCAGAACAACTTCTGGCTTGTCCATAGCCAGGGTAATGTCGTGCCAGGTCATGAACTTGGCTGCCACGCTAGCGCCGACCAGGCTAGCCATGGTCTTCTCGGCAAGGTAGTTGTTGTTAGGCCGCAGCCACTCGGCTGCACCCAGAGCCAGGCTAGCCAGGAACCAGGTCCGCCTACTGGGCCACGGTCCAGACCTAGCGGCCACATCCTCCGGGTAAGCCGTGAGGAACTGGCTATGGGCCATCAGGAAGTCAGCGATACGGTTCCGCCAACCGACTTGCAGCTCCGCGATAGCCTGCTCGTCCTCTGCGGACAACCGGGGAAGCGGCTCGTGGCTAGGCCAGTTGCCGGTCCGCATACCCTCGAGCCACTGGTCCATGGGGATGTTAAACTCAAGGTGGGCCATGCGGTTGGCCATAGCGGGGGTAAAGTCAGTACCCCCGTTGGCCTCTGCCTGGTTGATGGCAAGCACGATGCGGACCTGCTTAGGCAGCTGGAAGTTACCGACCTTGCGCTCGTCCACCACCTTAAGCAGTGCGGCCAGCACGCTCCTCGGAGCCGTGTTAGCCTCGTCCAGGAACAGGACCGACCACGGATGCGTGTTCACGCTAGCGGCCAGGTCGGTAGCCCACTTGCCGGGAAGCAGAACGTAGTGCCCGTTCTCCTTGTCGGGCACTGGCACACCACCGAAGTCGGTGGGGTCGTGGGTAACGGCTACCATTGTGTGGAGGTAGCCGTTAGTGCTCTCCTCAATCAGGCTAGTGAGGAACGCGGTCTTGCCCTGCCCCGGAACGCTGTACAGACACACCGGGACGTTGGCAACCAGAAGCGCCTTAAGGATGTCCAGCTCGTGGTTCACTTTACTCAACCTCCTCGCAAGCGTAGCAGTCCTTCGAGTGCTTCGGGAAACAGGGAACGTCGGCATATGCGTGGTAGTTAGTGAACTTCTCGTTCCACGCAAACGCCTTGCCACAACGCAGGCACTCAGCGAGCAGTGGCTTGCTGCTTCGCAGGTTGTGGCCACAGCCTGGGCAGGTGTACTTAAACAGCCTGCCAGTGCTGGTGTTGCTGGTGCTGACGCTGCTTGCTGGCGCGTTCCGGATACCCTCGAATGCGCTGATGTCCAGGTTATCGGCTGCCCAGTCCAGCAGCTGCTGACCTGGCCGGTACGCCATTACAGCACTAGAGCCGTTCTCCGGCTCTACGCCGAACAACCACCGGATTTCCGGAACCCAGAACATAGGGTTCCGGGTTGCCATCTGCATGGTTGCCAGCTCGCAAGCCCGTCCAACGGCTTCCGACAACGCCTCTACTGGGGTAGCCAGCAGGCTAATGTCTACGAAGACCTCGTTAGAGGCTAGCGTTGGCTCCGGCTTCTCACTGTCGCTGGCCAGCAGCGACAGCGTGGTGTCTGTCTGGCTGGTCCATGTGGCTTCCGTGTACCAGCCACGACGCCGCTGCCGTGACGGCTTCGGCGCTGCCAGTACCACCACTTGCTGCTTGCTATACTTCCGGCTAGC